TTATCTCACCACCTTTATATTTAATGTTAAAGCTATGTTAATAATTTCACTTGAAAAAATCGTTATTGAATTATTATTCGTTGTAATTTTAATTATCTTATTCCATGCCTCTAATTCAGAAGCATAATTATTCAAAGATGGAACAATATCAATTATAGGATCGTCTGTAGAAAGAATACCTGAAACCGTAATAGTTTGTTGATAATACCCTGATGAATTAGTCCAACTTGTTTTAGTTTCAACAGAATAGGTTAAAGCTTTAGCTGCGCCTACATCAGATGCGGTAAGGGTGACTGCACCTGTTTTGTTGTTGACAGAGGTAACTGGTGATATAGGAATTTCATCAACAGTCCACACATTATCAGGACTCAAAAGAAATAAGATCATTCTATCGGGTTTGAATGTGATAAACGCAAAAGAATTATCAATGGGGAGAACTGATAGTCCGGTTAATTCATGGTTATCGCTAAAAAGCACTTTTTTACCTGCATTAAACGCATTTACTACTTCTTTGTACGCTGTTACGTTGTATCTAGCCCAAAATATATCAAGCTTTGATTCTAAAAACTTTTTATTAACAATACCCATATCGGTAATTGGCTCTGCGGAAACTTCGATTTTACCCTTAGAAAGTGCTAGAATGTAAGAATTTTCTTGATAAATACCATAATAATATCCATCTTCTCCATTCAAAAAACCCAACTCAACTTCGCCACCGAGAGAACTTCCTGAAATTACTAATTTCTCAACGCCATCATTTATCTTAGTCCATGTCGCAGGAACTGTTCCCACATTTCCTGCAGTAAGTGTAATATCTGCGCTCAGAGCCTTGCCATTCACTTTTCTAGTATTCGGCACATATGTATTTTGCAATGTTGCGACCGCACCTTTAACCGCTGACATATCTGTTTTAAGTGCGCCTGTATCAGTCTGCAAACTCTCAATGTCCGATTCAGCCATAGCTATATTATCTTCGTTTGCATTGATACGAGTGGATAATGCCGTATCAGCATCATCCACATATTCTCTTGTTGTTAAATCTTTGGGGTCTTGAATTGTTCCTAAATATTTCATAGGCTTGACCTCCTTTTTATAATGTTGTTACCACAATCTTTACTACATAAGTAACCGCTTTAGCAATCGAAGCTGTTACTTTTGAGTCTTTTATAATTGAGTCTACAACAACTTCCTCCCCTGTTGTCGCATTTGTCGCAACAATAGAGAGGACTTCTTTATCTCCAATTTGGATTGCAACGCTCGTTGCACCAACAGCAATATTACCACTAACTTTTGTAATTGCTTTTGTTTTAAGTGTCGCAATATCAGTAAGCGAGGCTGTAAATTTTGCGTGATCTTCGGCACTCATAAGCCCATTCACGCTATCGGTAGAAACCGTTGAAGGAATCGTAACCTCGTGTTCGCCCGCCGCAGTTAATCTACCATATTGATCTACGGTAAAGCTAGGGACTTTAAATGTTGCGCCAAAAGCAGGAGTTTGTGCAGTTGAATCACCATACCCGCCTGTCGTAACACCACTATTTTCGAGTGCGATTTCTCTAGTTGTGCCTGTGCCTGTTACACTAATTGGACTATCGCCTGTGATACTTGTGATTGCACCATCAATATTAGTTTGAACAACATCCCAATCGGAATTTTGGTTGCCTGTGCCTTTTCTTGCCACAACAGCAATCATCAAATCGCCGACTTCACACTTTTGCCCCACATAAGTACCTGCTGTGCCAATCATATAGAGCCAACCAACATCATAAGTGGTTGGAATATCGTCAACAGAATTGATTGTGCCTTTGTAAACAATTCCTTGACTAGCAGAGATAATTGCGTCAACATAAGCCTTGATAACTTTGTTTTGAACCGCATTGGTGCTAGTTGCAGACATTTCAGTATCGACTACAGGTTGGTCTGTTAAATCATTATAGCTACCACTAAAGTCAGATGTGCCTGCTCCAATATTGGTTCTAGCTTGAGTCTTTTGTTCGTTCGTTAAGGTTTGAGCTGTATATTTAACTGCATTTGTAGTGACTTCCCCACTTTGCCCATCTACACTCGTGACAGGTGTAATCATGTTCTTACCTAAAGTGATAACGCCACCCTCAATTTTAGCGTCCACAATGCCATATCCTTCGAGTGTAGTTGGAGTATCTAATACACCGCTCCATTCAACGCTATCGGCAACTCCACCACCTGTTGTAGACAAAGTACCCTCGGAACTAATTTGTAAGCCACCACCTACTTTAATGCCACCAAGCGTAGAGGAACTTGCGATAGGAAGTTCATAAACTCCACCAACAGGTTTCCATTCTGTACCATTGTGTTGGTACAAAAGTTTATCTGTTGTATTAAAATAAAGTTGACCCGCTTTTCCATTTGCAGGTGGCGCAGCAAGATTTTGGATAACCGCATTTTGTAGCTCGTTTTGCACTAAATCAATAGGAACTAAAAATTTCATAAATTTGTCCTCCTTCTAGTTTAAGTAGCATGTTCCAGAAAACGCTGCACTAAACTGTATCGTTAAATTTTCTTTGTCTAAATATGTAACTTCGCCCATAACTTGCGTCCCAGCAGAGTCAACCACAGTACAACTTGGGAACTTGTTGAGGGGGTGTTTAATCGTCCATAAATCGAGAGGGGTTTTCTGCTCGTGTATAAATGTCTCGGGATTATTTACCCCATACAAGTACAAATCTTTTGAGGTCTTATCACCGATCAATTTTACGCCATTGATAGAAGGTTTGTTATTGAGGTCGTTATAATTTGAACTATCTACTGTTTGGGCAACGTTAGGTGTAACCAAAGCAATAGAGCCATCAATCGAGGCAATTTCCATGTTAATTTCCATCATATCACCTCTTTGTCAATCACCCTCACAACACGAATCTCATACTCAAGTGTTCCGATTATTTTGTCTGTTGATTCGTTTTTTGCACGAAGTTGTATTGAAATATTTTTATCCATTGTGAGCGTTTGTTCTTGTGTAAAAGTACACATAATCGCACACCCACAATCAGTTTGTGTAATTGTTAAATCTTCGTTCGTTAAGACGAAGTATTTGTTGACGCCTGTTTTGACCGCAATACGCACATTATAGCCTTGCGATAAATCATAGTCAACATTCAAAGTTAAAACAGGAGTTGTACCTTGTACGATTACAAGTGGTTTATCGACCTTGTAACAATCGCTTTGACATCTCATATTATACCTCCTTTCTAACTAGCTATAAAATATTATTGTCAATATATATAGTATGTAACTTAAAGTATATTAGATTCTACAAGAGACAATACAAGGTTATCTCTAATTTCATTTACAATTTTTTGTGGAACACCTCTATATTCTTCAACAGGTGCATCTTCGTATTCAATCGAAAATCCATCGGCAGGGGTGTATTTTACAAACCCTCGTTTTCCCTCTTTTCGTTCAACAACAGGATATGATTCTACAAGAAACCCTGTCTCTTTAAGTTGTTCCTCTGTCTTGATAGTCCCATCTTCGTTTTTTATTCCATATTGTTCATCAAATGGTCTATAATGGGTCATAACAACTCTATTTGTATCCTTATTCGTTTGTATATAAACCATAAGTCCTCCTATCCCATTTTAAGTGCAATATATCCATTCCCTGCGTTGCCATTGATAGCTTTTACAACAACACTATCCCCAACAGCTAGTGTATCTGAACTTTTGTTTTTTAGTCCAGTGTATGGTTTATCGCCACCTGCAATTTGAACTGTATAATTTTGCCCATTTATTGAAAGAATTGTGCCATACATAATAGTCTCAACATTATTTTCTTTTAATATTCTACTGCATTCGGAAGCCGCAATTTTCTTCATTATTTTTATCAATGTACTCATCTCATCTTGTGTAAACATCTTGCCACCTCCTTTTAGCTTGGGTAATATGGCAATGTCGCTATATTTGTGCAATCTATTGTCATGTTTGAGTGAATAGATAATGGTATAGAAATAGATTGAATGATAAATCTATTGTCAAAGTAATTAAAGAAATCATCTGTTATCGCAATACAATTATTCACATCTAAGTGTATCATAAATGCACTACTAATTTGTACAGTTTGTTGTACGATTGATAACTTGTTTAACTCATAATCGGCTCTATCTTGGGCAAGTGTTTGAGTGTAGATATTGCTGTCCTCTAAGTAATAATTTTTTATACCTATTAAATCTACTCTCGTTTGGCTTCTTGGATTAGTATTTTCTGACACAGCTATGTAAAGTCCACCATCAGAATTTACATTTGCTCCAACTACTGTTACTCGATTACGAACATCAGTGAAATTATAATTTATATGACCCGAAAGATACTCATACTCGGTATCCTTGAATATCCATAAGGTTGGTTTATTTACTTGTGAAATATCCTTAATGCCACTCTGAATTACCAAATTCCCATTTGTATTATAATAAATATCGCAAGCAATCATATTTGCTAATTCAATCAACATATCGCCATAGGATTCATTAGCAGATTTTGACAAAGTATAAACAGTGGATTCATTGATAAGCGATGGGTCAAAGAAAATGGTCTTCAAATCAATCGGAACACCATTCCCATTATCTTGAAGTAAGGTATCTACAATTATATTATAAATCTTCTCTCCTGCATCAATCTCATAGGTCGCATCAAGAGTTCCACCAAGAGTTCCGTCTAGTAAAGCGAACTTATCATAACATTGTATATCAATTATTTTTCTTGCGTCTTCTCTTGTTATTTGTGGAGTACCAATAACGAATATCCCCGCGCTATTCCATACAACATCTCCGTTAGCCATTTCCATACCTAAATCTAATTGAAATTTTGTATTTACCCAAATTTTACTGTTAATACCATTCGGCGTAAATACTCCGCTCTCATTGTTGAGAGTAAAATTAAGGCTTCTTCTTTGACCTTGTGCATATTGAATTTGTAAACTTCCAGATCCTTGAATAAGATACTCGCTTATATCCTCTCTAAAAGATTCATCTGGATATAACAAGCTCAATCGAAATCTAGGGCGAATAGCTTGCTCTTTTACGATTTTAATATATTGTTGTGGGGGCATTTGGTTGAAATTTATATTCGCCATATTACCCTCCTATTACATTAACAGATTGAATATCATTTAATTGAACAAAATTGAATGATACTTGTGTAATTTGTTCTACGGACTCATCAATATACCGCATATTGTTACCCATCGTAGACACAACCCAACCATTTCCTTTTCTATCTCTTAGCAGTTTCGGCGTTGGTTGTGCTATAAAATCAACAAACCTATTATATTGTTCAACTGTGTCAACATATCTACCATCTTTTATATTGTTAAGGAATGCAGTAATAGAACTTGATAAATAGTTCTTTTTCCCGCTTGAAATTTTAGGGAATTGAGTAAAATTTTCAACTATATACTTATCTATATTTTGGTCGAAGCCACTAGATGTAAGCATAGTATCGAATAACCAAATATTGTCACTATCAGCATAGTATAATCCGTTTGTTCCGGAATCATTTAATCCAACAATAGACCAATTCCACCAAGATGCTTTTACAAAATCCTTTTGTTCGAGTGGGGCTGAAATATAGTTTTCTGTCTCTGCAAAAATTGTATATTGATATTCATCGTTATTTAATACATTAAAATCAGATACTTTATATTGAGCCGCCGGAACTTTAGCAACAAAAGTAAAGACAGAATCATCGGGTTTTCTTTTGTATATTTGCCAAGCTATAACATTATCAGATAATCCCACCACATTTCCACCATTTATATCAGAGTTAAATGGAGCAAGCATAAGTGTTGTATCGTCCCATTGTGGCGAATAAGTATAAGCTGACACAGTATCTATTTCAGACTGCTCTGCCATATAATTTTTTATCCAAACATAATCTACAATAGAATTGCCATAAAGAGTTGCTTTGTTATATGAAAGTTGCATGTCTTACGCCTCCTCTATCGTTGCTGTAAAAGCATCTGTTGTGATGGTGCGAGATGCTGTAACGGATGTATCTATAAAACGCGCAGATGATGGATATGAAGAATAATACACATGTCCATACTCGTCTAGCACATAAGAGAACATATTTTGGCACTTTAACACAATATCTTCATTGTCGGCAGCTTTAATCTTATATATATATCCTGCAATATTGGCACTCATAGTAAATACAAACTTATCCCAAATAAGAGTGCCAGAACTTGTACCTATTGTATATTTCTTTTGCCAAATATTTGTATCTGATACTGGTTGTATGCTTTCAGTATGTCTAAAAATAGCAGTCCAATTTTGATTTGTATCTTGTATTGCCATTGTAAATTTTCTTGCACCAGAACCAGAATATTGCACGTCATATGTTAACCCTACTATTGTAGTTGTTCCAACACTACCGCCTGTTCCATACCAAGGAAAAGAATAAGTTCCTTCTGATAAAAGAGAACCATCGTCAATGCTATAATTTGTTATTAAAACACTAGAAACATATGAATAACATAAGTAAATATTTCCAACATTTACACGTCTATTGGTTGAATCATATGAAGTCGAATTTCTCATTATTGTGCCTTTTTCAAAGCCATGAGTCCCAGATATATTCTTTTTAAAAGCGACACTTCCTGTTTGGGTATCTATACAAACGATAACAGGAGACCCACTTGTTAATGGTATAACAGTGAATACAATCGCACTATCATTTATGTTCTTAAAAGTGTCATATTTTTGCAATGAACCAGTTTCGTATTTTATAGCAGATAAATCTGTCCCATTTTTTATAATTACTATATAATTATCCCCTTGACTTTGATCTGAATAATTCATTTGGGCTGTTATAATATATAATTCATCTCTACCAGCGAGATTGTTATAAATAGGTACAACATCCACACTAGTGCTCATTGTACCGTCAGAACTTACTACAATATATTGTGATAAATCGAATGTTGCTATTATTTCGTTGCTTGTTTTATTGATACAATATACAAGTTTATCGTCATTAACATAGCAATATACTAAAAATTTTCCAAAATAACAATAGTTAAACGGTTTAGGATATGGTGATTCAAATGATTCTGGAGAAACTATTCCAGAAATAGCAGTTTCTTTTATTTCCAAATTACTAAAACTTGTAATGTCATATTCAATTCCATAATCATCATCAAGTAAAAATGCGACACTTTTATTTGCGCTCTCATCGAATGAATTAAAACTTCCATTGACATTAAAAAGTGTGGTGCCAGTCCTGATATTTGAACTAATTAAGTTTTTATCTCCATAAATTGTTAAATCTTTATCTAATAATGTATCTTTTGGTATAATTTGATTATTTGTACTAGGAGTAATACTTTCTATATTTAATGGATTTCCACTTTGACCGCCTATCATTCCATACGCATTTGCCATAATATTACCTCCTATCTTTGAATTAATGTTATTTTATATACAGAATAGCCTCCATCAATATATAAGTATGCAGTCCCTATCCCACCTACATTCTGAACTGCAACAGCAGAACCACTGATTCCGAATATTGAAACGCCCAATTTTATATTTTTAGAGACTAAATTAGTATCCCCTTTAACAATCGTTTCCTCATCAAAATATGTGTCAGCAGGAATTACGATATTATTTGTAGTAGGTATAATTGGATTGCTCCCCGTATAATAATCTCCACCAAGTCCACCTACAAGACTATAAGCATCCGCCATATTTATGCACCTACCTTAATCTTAATAATGTTGACAACGATATTTGTAGTAGGAGTCTTAGCACAGTTAAAAGTAATAGAGTTTGTTATCGTCACATTGTTCGGATAAATACCAGCTTTTGCATATGCCTCAAAATTATTAGAACTCGGGAATGTTAAATAAACATATCCAGTTGTTTCCAATCCTACCACTTGGATTGTTTGCGTATTCCCACTCCATTTATTAGAGGACAATGTTCCAGTTAAAATACTTGAGGTTGCATTAAATATTGCAGTATCTATTTTATCAGAATTAGAATTTATAATGTCAACACTTACAATCGAATCGCCATCTGGTTTTTCTAAATTATAATGACTCGTAAATGTATCCATAAAATCACCTCCTATATCTTGTTGTACCTAAGTTCATTCCAAGTATAACTCCTTAAATCATTCCAAGTATAATTTCTCAAATCGTTCCAAGTAGTAGCCATAATTTCAAGAGCTGTTATTATTACTTCATTTGGCAATAATGCTATCTTGAACCAATAATCAGATAGATCACCGCTCAATGGTTGCATTTGAACAGTTTCTTGCTTATTTATATCTCCATTGGAAATCTCATATATAAAAGAGCCACCTTGATATGACAGTTGGTATAAAGCATTGGTATAGTTTGTTGCCTCCATATCCTCATTTATATCGTCCCATAGATATCTAAGATTTGTACCAGTATTGTTATAAATAACATCGTTTCTAGGACTTACACCAGTAGTATCCCATGTATTAGTTGATATGGCAGTATAAATAAGTTTTGTTGTTGTATTGTAATATTTATCGCCTGCTTTTGCAGACACTGGTGCGTTTGAACTCATTGCAACCAAATCAATATATTCGCCCTCTTGCTTATAAATTATTCCACTAAAGTTATCATCTGTAGTGTTCCAATTTATAAAAGTCGTAGACTCATATGGAATATATAAAGGTGATTGTGTTGAACCAATATTCCAAATTATATTTGTTCCATCGGCGATTCTTACACTATTGACACCAATATAAGGTTCATTTGTGAGAAAATCATATTGTGGTGATTGGGCAATTTCAGATATTGCCTCGCCTCTATTTATCAATAATGGAGACCACATCAAGTCTATTGCATCATTCTCGCAGTTTACTATAGCTGTTGGTGGATTGTCAATTTGTGGTTGAGCATATTGAACATCAAACCATATTGTAGGTTGATTCAAAATAACTCCATCTTGATTTTCTAACACTAAGCTAACACCATATCTTTCACTATTGATGAAACCATCAAAAGTATATTCTATTACACCTGCACTAATTTCGCCACTTCTATTTATAATCTCGCCTAACCGATTATAAATTATCCATTCAAAATATTTATACCCAATGTTCTCATTCTGCTCATAAGTAGCTTTAAATGTATAGGATTTGTTATCTACAATACTTGGAATTGCAGATAGAGTAAGGGTAGGATTCGTCCTAGCTTTAAAATAATAACTTGTAGAAGTTACATTGTTATTATAGATATTATAACTTGCATTATTATTTGCATACTGATATAAAGACGGATTTGTCACAACATAAACTTTTCCATCTTCCTCACCCATATCAGTAATTAACCCACGATATGCTCCAATCTGCATATACATACCAGTTTTTACAAATTGATTTGGTCTAATATAAATGTGTTGATTAACAGTTGTTCCAATGCCTTGGCAAGTTCCATAAGTTATCCAGATATCTGCTATTTCTGTATATAGAGTAACACTCCATAAATAATCAACTCCATTTACTAATCCTACTGTTGATGGAACAGTAAACGATAAAATATCGCCAGAATACAATGGTTTTGATAATGTAATTACACTAGATTGATATATACTTTCTCCATTATCTGTCGCAATTACATACTTATACGATGTAACTTTTGTGCCGCCATCGGCATTTATGTAACATGAAAATTCATTCACCTTTTTTCCATCTATATCTGATAAATATGGGGATGGATAGGACGGTTGGTATAACATATACCATTTCCTCCTTTCTAAAAAGAATATCCCCTGTCGAAACAGGGGATTCTATATTAACCCCGAACAATAGCAAGGTTTTGTAATTGTCTTACAAAATCTTTTGCGTTGTCGGATTGTACGGTAAGATTTTGAATTGTAATGGAGTGGTCGTTTGTAATCACAGACGATTGCGCCCCCATCAAATTCTTTGGATTGATTCTACCCCAATCCATAAGGTTCTTCGTTAAATCAGCAGGAATAATGCCTGTTCCCTTCTTTAGAAAATCATAGTTTCCTGTAGGTGGAATCATAAGCTCGTCTCCAAGCTCATTGACATTATAAACACCTGTCTTTGGCAAAGAAAGCGACCCAGAAGCCTTTTTGCCTACTTTTTTAAGTGGGTCAGCGCTCCCAGCTTTAACATTTTTCTTTGAGGTTTTAGTGCTAGAAGCCCTATAATGCAAATTACCTTGTGCGTCATACCAAACTTCTACATCGTATCCCTCTGCACGTCTTTGGTCGATGTTAGCTTGAACTGCACGATTACGGATTTCTTGCGCCGACATAGTTTCTTGGTAATAGTAAGTTGCATCTGTTGTTTTTGTAGATGCAGGTTTCCATTCCGGAACAACCATGTTGTTTGCATTATTAAGAGCTGAATTTGCTAAGTCAAGTTCCTTTTGAGCTGCATTAACAGCTTGGATTGCCGCAATAACCTCTTGTGTACCACTAATGTACGAGTTCTTCCAATTTGTAAAGTTTTGTGTTCGACCTTGGAATATGGCTTGTTCAATAGTCATACCAAGTTCCGCTTCAATGTTGTAGCGGTTGAGAGCCTTTGTTTGCTCGTCAATTACATCTTGGTATGCTTTCTTTTCATCTTCCTTTTTCTTAATCAAAGCCTCAAGAGCCTTAATTTGTTCTTGAATTGCTTGTTTTTCTTTTTCGCGCTTTCGAGCAGTATCAAAATCATCGAGTGCGGTTTGAGCGTCCTTTACTTTTTTAGGATCAGCAGTCCATCAATCTGTTGCTTTTATGACCTATAAAATAGGCGAGCTGGTATTTCTACCAACTTCTCACATTTCATTATTTGATTATAGTGTGAGTTCAGACTGTATCTTTATCTCTAAGAGATAGTGGGTTGTCTTATATTGTTACCAATATGAGAACTACAGTCGTTACGGATTTTTAGTTATTACTAAATCTTTCCTCGGTCTTGAATGTCACCATCTTTTAACCGATATACCCATCTGTTTCAATACATGTCACCATGTAAAGGGGCATGTTAGTCTACCCAACCTAAACTGCTGTCATATACTCTAACCGTCTTTTGCTTCTTGGCTTCTTCAAGTGCATTAACCAACTTAATACGTTCAGCCTGCTTATCAAGAGCCTCATTTTGCTCGTCCATAAGGTCAAGTTGTTCGTTAAGTTTTGCAATTTGCTCATTGTAGCCATCTATCGTCTTGTCGATAATTTCTGTTTGCTCATCTGCATAGAATTGCAAGGCTGATATAAACGCATTGGCTCTATCTTGCCTCTTTTGAGCTTCTTCTAGCTTCTTTTGAGCTGCTTCGACTGCGGCTTCGGCGGCTTCAATCGCCGCTTGTTTGAGAGCCTTGGCAACCTCGTTCTTTGCTGCATAAGCTGCATCTACAAGTGCATTACGAGTCACCTTAACCATTGACTTGTCTAATGCACCCGACTTAACAGATTGTCTTATAGATTTTTCGGACTTCTTTTGAGCTTCGTCTACCTTCTTTTGATATTGCTCGGCTGTTAGTTGTCCGCTTTCATATTGTTTTTTAAGATTATCAAAGAGAGCAGTGTAGCCCTTTTTAATATAATCCCTATAACTATCAAAGTCTATTTTACCATTCTTATAGAACTTTTTAGCGTACTTCCAAAGCTCATTATAATACTTTTCACCATCAATTTGACCCTCTTTATAACGATATTCAATCTCGCTAAAGATGTCCTTAACAGCGGTCGTATTATATTGCTTATATGTGTCAAGCATGGATTTTGCATCACTCGCATAATCCGAACCCATTTTCTTGAGCTTGTCATAGTAGGACTTACCACGATTTTGCACATTAGAATAATATTCAGATGCGCTTATTTCACCCTTTTGATATGCGTCCTTTTGAGCCTTTTGGTATTCCTCAAGACGTTTCTTGTAGATGGAAAGGTAATCTTTCTTTTCTTTCTTACCCTTTCCATCTCCATCTCCACTGCCACCGCTAACGCCTTTGTTATAAACCTTAATTTTGTTAAGTTCAGCAATCGCCTTTTGAGATGTTGCAATTACATTTTCCCATTTATCTTTAGATTGACTTGCGACATCTTCTGCTAAAGCATCTGGTGACTTTAACTTTGTTTTTGAGAACATATCGCTAGATACATTCTTCATCAATTTGCTTGTGGTAGGCGATGAAGCCGACATAACTTTAGCAAGTTGTTCTCTAACTTTTATCTCATTTTCTGTTTGAGCGATTACTGATTCTGCCTCTGCAATGATTGCTTTTTGTGTTGCAATCGCAGAGTCTTTTGCATCTTGTGATGTAAAGTAATAAGTTTCACCAATCTTTTGAAGTGAGGACTTATAAACACTATAAATACTTTGTGAAGATTTATAAACACCATTGAGTTTTCCTACATCTTCTTTTAACCCCTTTAATGCCTCACGATGGGTTTCAAGCGAAGAATTTATAACATTGTACCCATCTAAGACTTTCTTGAGTGCATTATAATTATTTTGTTGCTCCGAAGTCAACGTTATATTGTTGTCTATCATCGCTTGTAAAGCATTATAATATTTCTCAAGCTGTGATACATCACCCACTTGTTTTTGGAAGTTCGAGATGGTGATTTTACCTTGATTATATTGATTGATGAGTTTATTAAGGCTCTCAATTTCCTCGTTAAGAGCCTCTTGACCCGTTACGGTTTTATAACGTGTCCCTTGTTCGCCTTCATATGCCTTTTTTGCCTCTATTAAGTTTAAGTAAGCATTGGCAACCTTACCTAAATCATCAGATGTTTTAGCAATATGTTGGTTATAAAGTTCTTTGAACTTACCAGTTAAAACACCGACAGCAGCACCTAAACCAAGGAATACCGCAACATAAGGTGCGATAGAAGCTAATGCAGGAGCTAAACCTGCAATGGTTGCGGAAAGACCATAAGACTTAATAAGGCTAAACAGTGCGCCAATGTCTCCAAGCACTCCAACAAGTTTCTTTACTACCGATAGAAATTCTTTAGCAGAACCGATTACACCCGTAAATAAGCTACCTGCAATTTTGAACCCCTTGATTATAAGAAGGGCTTTGGCTATTTTGGTGATTGCGCTAATAGCCTCTTCGTTTTCGGCTAAGGAATTAAGAGCATTAGCGACTTTATCAAGAATATCTTTTATAGCGTCAGAATCTGCAAAAGCTAGTACAACTTTTTCCCAAGCAGCTTTGACATTATTTATCTTAGCCTCGAAACTCTCCATATAACGAGAGTTTTCTTCCATAGCTGAACCTTGAGAGTTCATAGCAGTATTTGTCGCTTCTATTGCTTGTCCAAAATTAGACATGACACTAGAAAAGACCTCAAACTGATTCTTCTTATAATTTTAAGTCAAGGTCGTTAATCTTGACTAATGATAGTATCAATTATTTCTTTGTATCTTTTTATTACGTGATTATTGACAATTAACCAATATGGAATCGCAACAAAATTTATATTGTTTTCTTTACAATAATCTTCTTTTATTTTATCTATATATTGCCTATGTTCCAAAGTTTCATAGAAAACATCATTTTCATAATAATGTTGCTCACCATGAACTTCTATAATATAATTATATTTTGGGAGGTAAAAATCAAAAGGTAATGGTTTTATATTTCTACAATCTACAAATCTTTTTTGCCGGGTATACTCCACATTTTTTTCTATTAAATATTGTTCGACATAATATTCGTATTTTGATTGATGTTTTGTACAATTAGGACAACGATACCTATAATTGTAAACAACTTGATTCCAGATAGCTTCATATTCTCCCCCACACTCTATGCAAGAAAATTTTAAATATTCACTTCTTGTATCAAAATTATTTTTATTATCATCCTCTAACAATTTGACAGGAAAATTATTATAAAATAAAAATAGTTTCATATTTTCTATTGTATATGGATTGTGTTTATGAAATTTTATTGGAGTAGTACCGTTATATATGTTAGGGAATGTTGCTATATATTTATACCCATCATTATCTTTTATATGTATTTGACGATAATTTGGCTCTATCCCATCTATCAAAGAATAGTTTGTACTTTTTAAAAGCTCATTATAATCCTCTTTTATAAATCTATTCTTATCTCCAAAAGATTGGTAAGAACATTTATTACAAATATCTTTTTTATAGCTTAACAAATGATTATAATGTAAAAAATACTCTTTTCCACAATTACCGCACAAAAATCTTAATTTATCCTTTTCTGTTACAATCCTAGTATCATCTTCTATTAAAGAACATCTTAAATTATTTTCTTTAATAAAATTTTTTAGATTATATACAGTATATAAATTATTTTTACTATATCTGCTAAACTTTTTTGTCCTTTTGTCTTTTACACAATCAAGCGATAAAGTATATCTATATCCATCACCATCTTGACACAAGTGTTTATATTTACTTCCCTTATATTCTTCTAATAAAGTCAATCCAACATTTTTGTATATTTGAATTGCTTCTTCTTGTGTTATTCTTAATTTTTTCATATCATTCTTACACCTTTCGTGTAATGTTAAGGTCATATTTTATACCATGTAGGTACGCAGATTGTTTTGGTTCACTTGAACCTACTCTACTCACTTCGTCCGTTTAAACGACTTATTCTACATCTTTTATTATACAAGATGTAGTTACATTTGTCAAGTATATTTTTACTTGATTGCTTTCGATGACCGTCGAACCTTATTCTGTATTCCAACAGAATCTTGGCTGCGGATTGACCATTTATCCAAACCCTTTTTACTATATCTTAGTTAATTACTCTAAGCCCCTATAACATCACTATTATAGGTTAGTAGGTTTGGCTTTAGGCATCCATAGTTTATACCATAGATAGGGTGCGTGAATCCCTCTTTCCCGCAATTAAATCTGTCTTGGGCAAGAATTAGTTTACCCGCATACGCTATTGCGACCGCTTGCTTTTCAGCATTGGTCATATCACCCCAATACTTATTCAATTCTTTGAATATATCAAAAGTGCTTGCTATATCTCCAGTTTGTTTATTGATAAGCGATATTGTTTTTGTAGTTCCTTGAACCTTAATATTGAAAGAATTGGACTCTTTTGCAGCATTTGCAAAATTGTTACCAATCGTTCTTCACTAATTTCCATTCACAAATAGTCGTTAATTATTTGCGGTTTGTATAAATTTCATAATTATATCTTGATATTTACCATTTAATACATCGTAATCTGATATCCGTAAAAGCGGAATTTGATATTTTATACAATATTCATCCTTTAACTTATCTTTTATTAGTTGCACTTCAAAGGCTTTATTCATTTGTTCCGCAGTTAATGCACCATGAAAATTCACTGGTTTTCGATGTTGCTCACCATCAACTTCAATCAAAATATTATAGTCTTTAAGGTAAAAATCGAAGTGTAAAGGGTTAATATATCTCAAAGAGTTAATGGTAAATTGTTCAATATAATCTATATTATATTGTTCTAAAAAACTTTTTACAATTTTTTCCCCTGTCGACCTAACATTAGTACAATCATCACAATAAAATTTTCCCTTACAAAAACTACGATATGTGGTCTTAAATAAATTCCCACATTCACATTTACATAAAATCCCTTGTGAAGCCCAATTATTATTATCGCAAAATTTGATTGCTATAGAACCAATACCACAATTTTCTGCATATTTATTAACATTATAAATAAAATTTTTTCTATTATGTTCTAATCCAAAAACAATCATACGCTGATATGCACGATTAGGATATATGAATCCACGATATCCTGTACTAACTTGAATAACTTCCACTAATTGATTGGCATATAAATCTTCGTTGCAATTTACTAGTTCATATCCATTCTCTTTAATTAAAGGGAGGTATTTCTTATTATAATGTGTTTTTCTGTTTTTGCGTTGTTTCGTTTTAGAACACATGTCACATAATAAATATTTGTCGTGGTCTATTTTATCTAATACTTTTTTAAATTCTCTACCACAAGAGCATTTCATGGTTATCAATCTCCGGTACTTGTTTTTATGACAAATTATTTTACTTGATATAAACTTAATATCCGGATTCTTTTTATTGATTCTTTCAATAATTTCTTCGTCTGTTATTTTTTTACTCATTTATACAAACTCCTTACATTCTCATATAAGATTAGATTATATCATATGAGGAAATTTCCCCACCAGCGCACTTCCCAACACTTGTCGGTACATATAATCGTTGAACCTTCATCCTTTTTCTTAGGATGCTTGGATGCGGATTGTCTTTATATCTTTACCTTTTTTACTATACCAAATACATTACTATTTGCCCTCATATGTGTCTCCACTATAAGTTAGTAGGTAAAGTTTAAAGAGTTCCCCGTCAATTCACGCTGTTTTATAGAGGGTCAAGAACATAATTTTAACCCTCTTGCAACTTTACTCATTATATATCTTGTACTTTCATACAAGTTTAGATTATATCTTTTCTATAAATAGAACAACCCGTTTCACATATATTGATATATGCTATGCCATATAGGACTTACTAATCGTTGAACTTTTATCCTTTTTCTTAGGATACTTAGCTGCGGATTTCCCAATCTTTATCTTTTTTACTATACCAAATACATTACTATTTGCCTTTATATGTGTTGCCACCATAAATTAGTAGATAAAGCTCTAAGGGGTTCCCCGTCAATTAGAGTTGTTTATACAGACCAATAAAGTTTAGCCTGTCCTGTTAAAATTTCAGTACCAGCAGTCACCAAACCAATAGTTTGATTAAAGTCGTTACCAAGTACAGACATCGCCGCACTTGTTTTCGATAAACCTGTTGCAATATCTGTTGATGAAACAGAGAAATTATTAGCAACTTCATTGATTGCGTCAATAATACCCTCAGCTTCATTTGCGGTAAAATTAAACGCTTTAAGTTGAGAAACAATAAAACTTGCCGCATCTCCAGCTTCAACTTCTTCGTCTGCCACGTTTTGGAACAAGGCTGAAACCTTAGAAAGTGTGGCGGCGTCCTCCTCTGAATAACCAGAACGCTTAAATTCCGAAGCACTTGAAACCATTTCTGCGGTAGTCCTAGAAACTTCTGTTCCCATCTTTCCGAGTTTTTTTGTATACTCGTCAAGAGCCTCACCAGACAGGTCAGAAACCTTCTTAAACTCTGTTAATTCTTTGTCAAACTCCAACAATGGTTGTATCGCTTGTCCAAAGTTTACAACTACGTTCTTTACCGCTTGAAAAATTCCATTGATAGATTGTATCTTTTTACCCATTGAGTCAAATTTATTGCCCAATGTTTCAACCGTATCGGAGGTTTTAGAAATCTCCTTCGTTGCTTTGGAAACTGCACTTGAGGTTTTAGAAATCTCTTGGGAGACCTTGGAAAAAGTAGCATCTACCGTTTTCCCTTTTTCACCAAACTTTTCTAGGATTCTTAAGGTTTCCCCACTCTCCCCTTTGAGCTTGGTTATTTCTTGCGTTGTCTTTGCAACGCCATCTGTGCCAATTTTTACTTTTGTCGTTTTGCCAACTTCTCTAAGTTGCTTCTTTATATTGTCAATATCGACTTCTGCCTTTAGGTTGAGCTTAAAGTCATTAGCCATATTTATACCTCCTTCCTAGAGAGGTTATCTTTTTAATTCTTCTATAATGTCCGAAAAGCCCACTTCATTATATTCGTACTCGTCATAAATCATACTCGCCACAATGTTAATTGCATCGGCGATATCGTCATCGTTCTGTTTAGAACCAAAACTTTTCCACACTAAATCAATACCAAAAGTACGATTAACTAGGTCAATGCTCATTTTTTTCTCATAAGCCTTAGTCTTACCTTTGAGCTTTTCTAATTCCTTTTTATTCCACTTTAAGTCCTTTTTCGCTTGGTTGTATTCTTTACTATGTGTTAGGTTGATATTTACTTTATTCTTCCATGTTTCAACAGGAATAAATTCAACATCAACACCGAACACACCCATAACACCAAGCACAATCCCTTGCAAAGCACCAAGCGTTTTAACTGTTTGAGAATTGTTGATAATTGGTGGTACATCTTCAATATACACTTTATCAATATGGTTTTCTCGCATAATCTCGCCTAGTTTGCCTGCCATATATGTAATCCTATTACGCCAATCTTTTTCTTGTGTGCTAAGTATCTCAATACACCCATAGTCCACGAGCTCTTTGTCACAAAAGATTGCGTAACCAGTTTTTTGGGTAGACATATCCAACCCTAAAATCTTCATCCTTTTTATTCCTTTCGTACCTTAAAAAGAGAACGCAAAGCCAACTTTACTTACGTCAAGTCCTGCGCTTATACATTCTCGTTGAAAAATGTTTGTTAAATTTTCATTGCACCACTTCTCGAACTCATCCCAAAATGGTCTTGCCTCGATTGCAGGAAAGTTAATATGAGACTCTGATATACCACTATTGATAATATTGTTGAGTTCATTGATTGTTAAAGCCCTGCCCTCGACAGCCGAACCATGACTAAATGGTTGATGCCAAGTTAGTGGGAGCATTTGCATAATTGATGCCTCGACAGCACTTCCCCTTAGACCTCTTACCATCTTTGCTTTTGTCTTACCCCATGTATCGTAAAACTCATGCGTCCTGCCAAATTCGCCATCATAACCATTCGTCCAAGTCGCATTATAAGAATACACAGTATGTTCAATAATATCTAGCAATTTATTCAAGGCAACTTCTGTCGTGCTATCTATTGCAATTTTTAACTTGTCGTATATAGCCGATTTTAGTTCAGTGGTACTATTTATCGTTTCCATCTTCTTGTTTCTCGCTTTGATTTAAAAACTTCTCGGCAAGTTCAGTTAATTTTGATTCTGTTGGCATAGCTTTTGCAAGGTTATCAAGTTCATTTGTCATTTTATCACAAAGTCTAGTAAGTGCAAAATCCATAGATTCATAAACATGAACCTTTTCTTTAATCTCAATAACATAATCGTAAATAAGGCTCAAAATATCGTCCCACAAGCCACTTGACACAACTGTATCGTAATCAACTTCTTCATCCTCTGCAATATCTGTACAAGCCGCTAATACACCAAATAAAAGCACAACTTGTCTATTAAATAAATCGTCCTCGGCAAGCATAAGCTCACAAATTTTCTTTTCCTGCTCGATTGTTAAATATGGTGTAACGTTAATATCAAACTTTTCCAAGTAAACATTCTCAGGTCTTTTTAATCCTTTCATTCCTTCTCCTCCATCTTGAAATTCTTTAGAAATGCCTCTAAAATAAATCCTTTATCCATCTCTCTTACCATACCAAGATACTTTTGCACTTGAAGAGCAACATCTATCGTCACAACTTGTTCGCAAAGTATCGTATTTTCCTCATAATCAAAAAATGGATAATCGGACTTTTTCAAAATATAATGGGTTGGCATTTTAGACTTAGTTTGGCTACTTGTAATTGGCACACATATCGTTGTAGCACTACAAGCATTACCTATTGCATTTTGCAATATAAGACAAGGGCGAATCCCATTTTGAACAGAACCGCCCTTATCACCCAAATCTACAATATATATACCCCATTGATTGACGAACTTTCTCATGTTAAATAATTTGTAAAAGCGACCCCACAACTGCTCCACCTATGCCCGAAACTGCACAAGTAATTAGTGTTTTCTTTGCATTATTCCAAGCCTCAACAGGTTGCATCTCTAAGGCGCGGATTCTTCCGTCCTCTCTTTCTTGGGTGTCCGCTAATCTTCTTTGTTCGTGAGTCATTTGTTCCATATTGGATGCCATAACTTCAACGGAAGTTGCCAAACGATTTACATTTTCGCCAAGCTCTTCTAGCTTATCCATTCTGTACTCAAGACTTTTTATATCCTTTTTTAATCCTTTTACGGTAACTTCCATGCTCTCCATAATAACTACCCCCCGTTATACAACTTTCGCAGCACTTAAAGTTCCATCGTTGGAAACCTTAATTTGCCACTTTGTTCCATCTGGGGAGGTAATGTAGTGAGCATCAACGTAATTTTTATTTGTAGCCTCTTTCGCATCACTAGGGTCTGGGACTACAATACTATCTGTAACATCTAAGTGGTTAATTACAGCATCGCCATCAACCTTAATGTTCTTAAATGGAACAGCGTTTTCTGTTCCTTTGTTCATGGTTAATTCTCCATTTTCGTTGATTGCAAATGAACTGGAATCAACTGGAATTAACCCACCACAATTTCCTCTAACATTCATCTTGTTTTCCTCCTTTTTTCTTTTTAGGAGTAACTTTTGGCTCAAATCCCTTTACATACCATTCGCCGTCAACATTCGCGACCTCTACAAATTCCGGTGTATAGTCATATGGGTTCTTGATGGAGTATACAAAATCGCCAATTTCAACATAAAGTTCTCCATTTATCTCAAAGCGAACTTTGTTCATTCCTGTTGGCACAACTACTTCATCCTTTCCTAGTTTACATTTATCCATTGTATCAAGTGGTTTCCACCGATGTTCATTTTGGCACCTTCTTACAAATGGGCAAGTTTCACCGCTTTTACCACAAATACAAAATTCTTCATATTTCCCAATTTGGCAATATTTACAAAACACGTGCCACCTCATTCAAAATTGAGAGGACAAAAAGATGTCCTCTCAAAAGTTAATCGAATTATTCAACCGTAATACTTGCGTATCCTTCGATTGGGTTCTCGTTGCCGGCAGTATCAGTAGCAACAATCTTAATGGTCGCAGTTCCTTTTGCAGAAGCAGTAACTAAACCCTCTGCGGAAACCGTAGCCGTAGCACTTGGGGTAACTGTATAAGTCATTTTAGTGTTGTCTAACGGCTTCGTGGATAAAGATGCACCATCATTGTATACACCCCAAAGTTTAAGGGTAGTCGTTTCGGCTGTCTTTAATCTAATGTCAGCATTGTCTACTGCGATAGTAGTTAAACCATCATACCAATTTGTACCGTCAATAATCTCTGTAAAGATAGCATAATTATCATCGTCGCTTTGGCAACCCGTAGTCGTTTTATACGGCAAAGCGGTACCAGAGAAGTTCGTGGTAGATGCTCCACCTGATGTCAATGACATATCAGTAGACGGATCTGGTAAGAATCTAGGAATCTTAACTTCAAGAGTACCAACTCTATAAGATTGAGTAAGGCTAGTTGTGCCTGCTCTAAACAGAGGATATTGAAGAATCATAGTGATTTCTTGAGGAATGATGTTAGTAGGAATTACGAATTGTCTAGCCGCTTCTTTGTCAGCACAAAACTTAACACAAACTTCCGAACCCAATTTAAGGTTAGGAACTTTTGCTACTTTACCCTCAAATGTGAGCTTTTTCCATTCGTCTTTACCGGAATAGCTCCACCAACCTAAAACGCCAAGTCCCTCTAAGGCAACAGGAGTTTCAATAACAGTGATTTCATTTTCTTTTACAGTAGTGATAGATTCTAATACAATACCATTAGAACCAACAGTAATTGCTGCGCCCATCTTTAAGGAAAGGTATTCCAAAGAGAACAAGGCATCGGTTAATGTGGCATTCATAACGGAATCATGGAAGTATTTTCCTAAAATTTTATTACCGAGTCCTCCTCTGATATCTTCACTCGTGATTTCAACACTTAACGAAGATTCAGTATAAGTATCACCACTTACTACTAATTCGCCAGCGGAGTTGACACCCATACCAGTACCAACACCAGCCAAAATATATTTTGCCATAGTAGCTTTTCTCCTTTCATATTATACAGATTGATTAGACTTTGTAAAAGACTCTGCATTTACAAAGACCTCTGAAAATCTTTCTTTGTTTGTTTTATATGCCCAATGTTCGATGTCCGGTAATTTCTTGTCCGTCATAGCATGCGCTCTATAATTATGCTCTACAACATAATCAGTTCGTCTTATTGCAATATGGAAAATTTGTTCAACGCTTATCATAGTCATATTTGCAACTTGAGATTTTACAATTCCAAGTTCTGACATAACCGATAAAACTTTTTCCTCGAACGTGGGCGGTTTTATGCCTTTGTTGCGCATAGAATAGTATTTTTCTACAATTTCTCGAACATCATCATTCACAAATTCATCGAAGTAATCATAAATGTTTTGGTAGTGAATATATTTATTGATCGTATCGAAATCAGAAGAATCAAGTTCGCAACCCTTTATCTTGATTTTTAACAACCCATCTATATCAATAAAGTCAATATCATATCCATTCAAATGGAAAATAAGTTCTCCATCTTTCCCGAGTTCATTCCAAAATGCACCACGCTTTATCCTGTTGTTCTCACAATTTGTTTCTTCAATCCCAAAGCATAAGCACATAATTGTAATAAACTTTTCTCGCCACCCAATATCATTCAAAATTAACCCGAACAAGAATTGTAAATAACTCATTTGAATAATCTGTATATCTGGTATCCTATTCTTTTGTATATCAAAAACTGTTAAACTAGGCATAAATCTATAATAATCCCTTGATTTTATGGGATAAATCAATAAATCTTTATATGGAATTGGCTCATCAAACGCTCTATACTTTTCGATAGTTGCGTTAATATCACATGCCACAAGTGTTATCTCCTTGTACATCAGCAATTTGTGTAGCCATAATAATTGATGTGCCTGTAAAGGTATAGTTATTGCCTATATTTAAAGTAGAGCGACAAAGCCTAGATAACTCATGGTTGAATTGCAAAGTTCCGACACCTGCTACATCTGCACCATTTAGCGTTTTCATAAGCTCCATTTCCATCACATCAACCCTTGCACAAGGCACACCTTGATAATCCACTAGGGCATTTTTTGTTCCATATAAGATATCAAATCTATAACAAACCGTAGACAATATAGGATTGTCCGGCAGTGTATCATATCTATAAATCTTTAATATCGTCTTAGAGTCCACAAGCTCGTTTGGCTCAACATTCGTAAGAAAAACATTGTAATTGTGCATATCATCAAAATCCTTACACACCAACGAGAGCTTTTCGTCCTCCGTTAAATCATCACGATCCAAAGCATCGTATGTATTATATTTTAAGAGTTTGAAAAAATTATCGTTCTTTGCCAACTCTACAACAATTCGATAAGGAATAAATGGGAGGCTAAAGAATTCGTTAAATTTACTCATATTCCCACCCCCTAAAATGCACTAGCTAGCATAATCTCAATAGTTTTTTCTATGTTATTGGACGTAAATGTAAGAGTGAGTGGCGTTTGTGAAATCTTCCTAGCAGACAATAACCATGTATTTTCATGCTTGTGCGCAAAACCATAAAAACTACCATCTAGTCCACTTGCCACACAAGTAACCTCGTCTTTGAGCGCAACGCCATCTTCATAAAGTGTCGCACTAATCGTTACTTGTTTTCCTACTCTTAATGTATTGATATTTGGCTCTACAACAATTTCATAGTATTTATCCGCCAACTCTACTATCTTAATTTCTGTAGAACCATAAATATCCTCATTGCCCTTTATCCAACACTCGAATTTTGCGACAGAACCAACTTGACCCGTAAGTGTAAACACTCCGTTCTTGTCTATCTCCGCATTTTGATTACAACAATATTCTACTTGCCTATCTACGACTACGCCATTCAACTTGACAATAGGGATAAGCCTTCCAACATACCCATTAACTTGACTCTCAACACTTGGTTCAAACTCGATTGTATATTGGTACAATCCCTTGTTCGCAATATTATTCTCTATATCATCGTCTGGCTCTTCCATGTCGAGGTACATATCCAAGTAGAGCAAATTGCTTGCTAAGTTAGCTTTTACTCCCTCATTGAGCATATTTTGATATGCCACCAATTTGAATGGTTGTTTATTAAAAATAAACCTCGTGTTCTTTGGAATATATCTCGTAATATTATCACCTTGGCACATAACAGTTATATGACCATTAGCAGTAATAACTTCCTTATCTTTAAGTTGTTGAGGTGATTCTAATACATATTCGACAATACAAGGATACTCATATACCTTACCATTTATCTTATCAACCCAACGCATCATATTATTGCAACGCCGAATTGTAACATCATTAGATACCGAACCAAGTTCGCCTGTATTAACTACAAGCCAATAATCATCATCATATTGATACATAAGCCCTTTTGGTGCTTTATGAGTCAAATCTCGGAACGAGAAAATCTTAAAGTCATCGTCTTGTTTAAATCCTGTTCCCATTTCAATGGCATAATCAATATGCACATCAATGTAATGGTACTTATCTCTCCCGATTTCATCTTGCTCTTGCACACAATCTAACACTTGTGTTGTATTGTCCCATTGAGAATCAACGCTCGCTTGCATGAGTCCACGATATTCCGAGTCGGGGTCTTTTGCCATATTGTTTAGATAATTTTGATAAAACTTTAACGCCATTAGACCACCTCCTCTAATCTGCGCTCGATTTCATTGGTTACATGGAACACAACTTGCTTCACATCTTCATGTGTTACCTTTGCGCCCATATTTAAAAGTCCATTGAGCAAAATTAAACTATCAAGAACCGCATCGGACGATTGTTGACTTGAAAGCGCAATAATGGCTCGCTTTAGACAAGATTGGTAATCTTTAATTCCCTCTTTGCCGTCTTGGTAATTCTCATACGAGCATAGCACCTTATAGCAAGTATTTATTAAAATTTGTTTTTTTGTCCTTCTCATACCAAAGCCCCCTAAAGCATAAAATTTAAAGGGGAAGTTGGAATAAGGTCTATTTCATAATCAACAATATCTTGATTATATTTTTCTCTAAGCCTATCAAGGTATTCGGACTTTTCCTTCAAGTTGTTCGACTCTGAATGTGCCTTAAATTCTTTGTTACTCAAATGCCCTTGGAATTGCGTCACATCATTTACTTTCTTAGCGAACCAATTATATACCATAATAGACGATAAAATATTTATTTCTTTATTGCTCAAGTCTTGGATAAAAGACATGGATTTTTCTCCATTCTCGTCCTCGATTTCGCCATAAGACAAGTCCGTATTGCAAGAAGTAAAATCTGGTACAGAACGCTCCAGTATACCTTGCAATTCTAGCAAAAAGGACTCATAGTCCTCTTGAGCCAATTTATTCAGTTTGTAATCTTCGATAAGCACTAACGCTCTATCGTAAACTGCTTCAAAGGGCGTTCCCATATACTACTTACCTCTCTGTCTTTATTGAGCCTCTACTTCCTCAACTTTTTCTATACCAAAATAATCAATTCCGCTGATTTTTCCAAGTTCCATTAAAATGTTTGCATCAATTTCCAAGCCCATCAAACGACCATCGACAATCATAGAGTCGATTATCTTTTTCTGTGCGTCTGGTGCATTTTGGTAAATATCCACAACGTCTTTTGCGTTCTTTGATAAAACTGTTTTGAGTTGTCTATCATCAAGGATCGTTTGATAAGCGTCCTCTAAATCATTTTCCTCTACAAAATCGTTGTCTGCGATATAAAAGATTCCCTCTCTTGCAGACTTAGGCATGTTGGAAATAATGATTCTAGCTTCTGAATCAGTAACACTTACACTATCGAATTGCTTATCAATACGAATAATGCGAGAACCTTGAAGAGTTAAACCACCTGCAACTAAACTAATGATTTTAACCATCTTTTTCTTTCTCTTTGGCTCTGCTTGCTCAACACTAACATTGGCTTGCGCTCTCATAAGCACTTCGAGTTGTGCTTGTAAATTTGCAATTTGTTCAGCTTGTTCTTTGAGCTTTTGGTTATCGTTGAGTTCAATAGGAGTAACTTCTTTTTCAACATTTTCAGTTGTAACTTTTTCGGTTGTAGTTTGCTCAATAGTTTCTTTTTTTGGTCTACCTGCCATATCCTTTTATTCCTTTCTTATTCCATATAGAATAGGAGAGCAGAAAAGACTGCCCTCCTAAAAAATTTAATTATGCGGTAATAGTGTACTTACCAGCGTATCCTGCCGAGATAAACGCAAAATTCCATAAGCGGCGCATTGTGAAATTGCTTGTGATATCAGCATTATCATAGAACTGGTTGCCATTAGTCAGAGTCGGACTCATAACACCCTTAACAACTTTGTCTACGCTAGGAGATACAACATACAAAGTGTTGTCATCTAACAGCATACCGAAGTTGTTGCCGGACGGAATCTGAGTGAGTTCGATAAGCTCATAACCATAGAAGTCTTTCATAATTCTTACAGAACCATCAGCACCTGCAACTTCCATTCTGAAACCTGCAGAATAGTCCGGAAGAACTTTAGAAAGAGCAGCAGCACTACCCATAAATACAGGTTTTGCGCCATAGTTGTATGCTTGAACTCTCTGTGCTAACTTAATAGCAGTTTGAGCAGAGAATGCACCAGTTTCAATGAATTGAGTCGGATAGTTGTTAGTTGTGCTAAGACCTTCATTCAAAGCCTTGATAGCATCAACAGTCATTTCTCTTTCGATAGAGATAACAGCCAATCTAATAAAGTCAGCTAAATCTTCTTTCTTAGCAAGAACAGAAGCCATATCTACAAAAACTGTAACCAATCTCTCTTCGGGTGTAAGAATTAAGTTACCTTTATAGGATTTCTGACGGAAGGACACGCGTTCCCCTTGACCGCCTCTACTTACGACGTACAGAGTTCTCGGTTTAATATCAAATTTTACAGTATCGCCATAGCCAACCGTTCTAAAATCTACGAACGGAGACAGAGAATTAGTCATATACTGCGGAATGAGGGAGTTAACAACCTCATTGACGATAGCCATAGCAGCCCATTGAACTTGCGGATTTGCCATCCAAGAGTTCGGACAATCAGCTTCTTTAACGCCTGCTAATCTTTCGATTTCAGCAAAATAACCATTAGAAACCTTTTCAGCCATTTCATACATCGGAATGGACGGTGTTCTGTTGTTATTCTTGCAAGCGTAATATTCATCAAACGCAACATAGAAATCTGTGTTTCCATTTGCGAATTTCTTTAATTCATTGGTAATCATTATATTTTATTCTCCTTTCCCTAGTTTAATTATGCCATCAGCATGAATACATAATGAGTAATTACTTCTTGACCGTATCCTCTATCAACAGCACCAACTAGCTTGAAGGAGCCACCAGTCTCAACCATCTGCAACCTACCTTCTGCTCCGATAGAAGCCAATTTGTAAGTCGGTTTGTCAACAGGAGTTGCGCCTTCTTTCAGAGCATTTGTATCAAGTTCAACACAGTCACCCTTAACAAGTCTTTTGATACTTGCGGTCTTTCCTGCCGGAATGTAGAAATATCTAGGGTCATCCATAATTTGTGTTTCAACATCAATACCACGAACAGGAGAATCAACGATATACTTCATATCAGAAGTTCCGTTGGCGTCCGGAGTAACTGCAAAAGTATATTCATCAATCTTCCCATCAGTGTTCATAATATCGCCAAGTGCGACAAACGTACCGTTGTCTAAATCGCCTGCCTCGTAGATGCCAGCGAAATTATAAGCATCGACATCCCAACAAGCGCAGTGAGTAGTATTAACTACACCATGTGTTTTAGCCATAATATTTAATCTCCTTTTCTTTATAATCTATCCCATACAGAAGTTTTCTTTTCAACTGGGTTCGGGGTTGCGATTCTAAGTGTTAAGTTTTCGTCATTGTGTGACATATTTGCAAAACAAAATGCTTTTACTTTATTTTCCCAATTATCGAGAGCAGAAAGCTCACATGCTACACCGTCAGCCTTGAATGTATTGTAATCCTCGTTACTCAAGAATTTTTCAACTTCTTCCATAACTGAATCAATTTTATTCATTTTTTCTTTTTCTTCGGTGTTAGCCTTAAACTCTCTAAGCTCTTCAAGTTCTTTTCCTTGCTCCATGATAATATTTTCTTTATCTTCAAGCTCTTTTACTAAAGCATCGCACTTTGCATTAGCTTCTGCTAATTTTTCCTCATCGGTCATATCATCTTGTTTGTCATCGTCATCGTCATCGTCTGTATCGTCCTCATCATCCGCAAACTTTGTATATTGTTCTGCACCTTCTGGGACTGCAAACTTTTCAACGGTTTCGCTCGGAACAAATTCAATTTCAACCTTTTGATATTCATCCGCAAGTGTAATACCCTCTTCTGTGTAGGAATAATCAATACGATAAATGTTGCAATCATCATCTTTTATAATTGCAAACTTCTGATTATCTTCCTCATAAAGTCCATCAATGTAAAATTTCCAACCATATTTTTCTCTGATTGCTAGATAAACTCTAGTCCACATATCATTGAGGTCTACAGCGGCAAATTCAATTTCTTTCAATGCCATTTCCTCCTTATTTTCTTTGTCTAAACCAAACTTGTCGTAAATCTTTTCTACCTTTGCTACAACACTATCTTCGCCCTCTTGTTTTGCATAAGCAAGAGCAGCTGCAAGTCCATAGCGATTATAATAGAATGTATCGTCAACAAGTTGCATTACTGGATATTTCAAATGTTCAGAAGGAGCGTCTTTCCAACCGTCCTCAACAAGCAAATAAACCGATTTTACCAATGTAGCCTTGTTGCTTGCCTCCATGATTTTATTTCTCATTTCAGTCTTATCAACATCACCCCATGGTGTATCTTTTAATTCTTCTTTGTTGATTTTGTATTTTGTATCAGCCATACTTCTCCTCCTTTCCTCTGAAAATCTTTGCAATTCTGCAAGCGGATCATTGTGACCCTCGTAAAATTTATTAGCTTTCTCGTCCGAGAATCTAATCATGTTCATGTGCGCATCAGGACAAGAGCCATGAACATCTCGTCCTAAAACTTTTCCAAGCACCGTTACTCCGACAATATTAAACTTATCAGCTACAATATGCCCATTATCAAGCTCTTCACCACTAACGAGCATTTCTACCGAAACGTCTTTTTTCGTGTTCTCGTCGCCGAACAAATTATAAAGTTGTGTAGAGTAAATCTTGGAAATAACAGCCGTAGCACTAGCTTTTAAGATATCTCCATCTTCCTCAAACTCAACCTCTTGGTTGATTGGGAAATTGCCGAAAATTTGTTGATTGTCTGTATGAGTCATAACATCTTCATAAAACTTATCATATTCAGCAACGAGCCATTTACCTAAAACTGTGTTTGCATATTCCTTTAGCACGTCTTTAGAAATATCTATTTTGTGTGAATTTTCATTGGTAGAAAGAAAAGTGACCTTAGCCATAGCAAATTCATCATCGTTATAATCTTCCATTTCAAATTTTTCAATGGAGAAATTTACCTTTTGCTCTTTAATTGCCCTCACCACCTTCCATCTCTAGCACCCTAGTAAGTTCTGCCAATTTTTCATAGTAGAATTTACCTTTCCACATATAAAGAGCCATAAAGCCCATAGAAGAAAGTTTAAGGTGCATATCAATATCTACTGCATAATATTCTTGTGGATTTTCTGGCTTTTGTCTAAGAATCATTCTTCGCCCTCCAATCCAACAATACCCCAATCCTTGATTCTAAAGTCGAATGTATCAAAATCAAGTCCTTGGTCTGCCTTATTCTTTAATGTAATAATTTGCCCAATTATCTTGTTAAATGTTCTCATAATGCCCATTAAGTCCGCATGTACGTTAATATCGCCCTCTTCGAGCGCAATTTTATTTGTAAGTGTAATCATGCGATAGGTTGCCTCAAATTCATCATATATGTAATCAAACATCTCTTTAAGTGAAGAATATGTTTCATCATGTTTTGGCACTTCGGGTCTAATCGAACGTTCGTCATAATTGTCCTTAATCTCGCTCACAAAGTCAGCAATTACAGGCATAGCATGGGCAAGCCGATGATGACAAATATCGCTCGCTTGTACCATAGCCCAATCATTGAGCATAAAGCTCACAGCATTGTCTAAGAGTGAATTAAGGTTAAAAAATTGACCGTATAAGATATCTAAGGCATCACTTGTCTTTTTAGAAATCAACATAGCTTTTACCTCCTTTCTTATTCGGTATCGTCATATTCTCTAGCATCGGTTTTGACCTCATCTTGTTTAGGTCTACCTGCTTTATCGCTTGCTGTATGAATAGACATAAGCTGCACTAAGTTGTCTGTAAAGCCACCATATTTCGCTTCTTCCATCATGCGCTCAAAATCTTGAGGCTTATAGCCGTAAGCAGCCCCAATAGCACTCGGAAGAACGATTCCGACATTAGCAAGTTCCATAACTTTCTTTTGTCGATATTCTTGCTCGAATGGGAAATTGATTCCCTCGAACTCGAATGAGAATTTATACTTTCTTGTTTTCTTATTGACATAGAAGTTTAAGAACGCATTGAATTGTGAGTACATACGTTTAATAATATTACTATCATTGATAATCGCATTACGCACTTCTTCTTGACTCATTTTGCTCGTGCTAAACAACATGTTGCCAGCACTTGCGCTGATTGAACTTGTGTTTGTTACTTGATTGCTATATGTATCTGGGTTCTTATCCTCGTATTGATAAAAGTCCAAGTTGCGAACAGGTAACGCTCCAACCTTAATATGTTTATCTAATCCACTACGAACAAGATTTAACAACTTACCAAGTGTCTTAGGGTTAACAGCAAACGCATCTTTTATATTGCCAGACTTTTGTTTGTCAAGCATTTCCATCTCGCCAACAAGAAGTCCATAAGCAGCCTCAATATCTTTATCCTTTTGTAACGCTTGCATTTCCCTATCGGTAATCATATTAGGAAGAGCGGGAGCTAAAAATGGAACGGTATCAAACTTAAACTCATCTAACAAAAATCTTTTATATTTTATCTATCACATTTTTAATTCTACATAATTAGAGCCATGTAGTAACTCTTGTATTTTTTTATCTATATCTTCAATAAGTGGTATAGGGTCATCCTTTATTCCTTTTATTCTAAGAACTTTATAACCCCTATCAATCATAAAGTTATCTCTTTTTGTGTCTCGTTGTTTATCTTGATGCCAAAACCACCCATCATATTCCACATCAATTTTTATTCCCTCAATTACTAATTCACAATCTATAGAATATCTTCCACATGGAATCTCTAAATTACAATTTTTATACTTTTGAATCAACAGATTATATATTTGTAATTGTGGCTTTGATATGGGATTGCTAAGGTTTTTATGTCGTGTTTTTATTATTTTTTCATAAACTTCTGAACATTGCGTTGGATAGTCTACACCATATTTTTTACGGCTTGTTAATATTGATTTTTGTTGAACTTCTTTTGATTGCATTTGCCAATCACATCCGTACTTTTTTCTATTTGTTGACTTTGTCTTATCAAGAGTGTCTATCATTTGAGCCGCATTTTCAACGCCATACTTTTCTAACATTGTATTTTTATGTTTAATAGGTCTGCACTTCACACAACAATCGCCTAATTCTTCATCATGATTTTTTAAATAATCTTTATATGTTATATGTTTTATGTTATCACAATAATCACATTTAACATCTATTTTAGAATGACTTCCTTTTGGTAAATCTTCTATCTTTACAAAAATTCTAGTACCCTTTTTTATCAACCATTTATTATGCTTTTTGCTCCAATATCTTTCAAATTGGTAACCTCTTGATTCAAAATATGAGATATTTTTTCCTCCTGCAACAACTTCAGCATATTTTGATAATATCACTAATATCCTCCTTTCTATTGTATTTTTTTTAAAAATGTGATATAGGTCGCTACACCTTGATAGGTTTTACCCCCTATACTTTCATATAGGAATAGACTATATCTTCACTCTAAAAGTGCCTACCTTTTCGATTGCCAAACGCTTGCAATCTACTCTACTCGCTTCGTGTATAAATAATATACCTTATTCTTTTCTTTATATAAAAAGTTAAATTTATTGCTTTCGATAGTCGTTGAACTTTACTCTGTTCGAGTCTTAGCTGCTGATTGCCCAATCTACTTAATTTTCAAACATTCACGCTTGGTTTTATTTCATACCTACGTTGTAGTTTAAGTAGCTCTAAGGGGTTTCCAGCAATTAAATAGGTTTAAAGTGAGCTATTTTTTAACCCACGCACCCTGTTCAGGTGATGTTTGAACCCAATAAGAAAATGTGCCATTTCTTCGATTTAACGGGTTTGTTGGTACATAATCAACCATACTATTTTCATCGAATATCTCTCTTGCCTTTTTCTTAAAAATAGGGTCAAAAGCGTCAATGTCAACACCTGCTTGCAAGAAATAGCTCATATCAAAATCATACAGCCCACCTTGCTCAAAATAACCAGTAAGCAAGCAATAATCTTGAGGCATGGTTTGTAATGTATATTTTGGTAATTTTGTAACCTTTTCTGCTGAAACATCTTCAACATCTTGGCTGAATGTTCCACGAGTTGTACGAAGCCAAGTAAAATCAGCTTGCTGTCTTGCGCAAATATCAATAACACGACTGAATTCTCTTTTGCAATCAAAGTTATCTAAAAATTTCCAAACTCTCTTCTTATCATCTAAGTATTCTTTACTTCTATAATCATCGCCACTTGCGTTAATACAAGTAACTTTTAGGTCGAAGGAAAGCATGTTTGCATAATAACGAATCAACCGAGCATAAAGCATGTCGTTATACTCAACCCATGCAGAATATTCTTGTAAATCCTTAGCGCATTCTCTTGCTTTGTCAAGAGCCTTAATAACCTTATCATAATCCGGTGTTTTTGTATTGCCTGTTAGTGACACAAGGTTGTAATTATTAAGATGTGGAGTATAAAACCCATTTGTAAGCGCACTCGCAAAGGCTACAACATCATATGCTTGCTCTTTTGTTAATCCATTCTCGTTTTTTTCTTCCAAACTTTTTCCTCCTTTCTCTTATATTAAAATACCTGCAAAGTCATCTATATTAAAATCTTCTTGATTTTGAGATATTGCATGGTTATTTTCTATTTTATCTGCTATCCAATTTGCATATTGGAGCGAACTCATGCGGTCTTTATGTCCCATTCTAGGTTGCGAAAGCGACAACATACCATTATCCTTCCATGTTGCTGATAGGTTGATACCTTCATTCATCAATAGATTGGTTTGAACGTATGGGAGCAAATATCTAACACGCTCATCAGAGGTTAATCTTACACTCTTTGCATTTTCGTCTAACTCTTTGGTTATTTGAAGCTCATCCTCAAGCAATAACAAACTGCCATTATTGAGCGATTTCCAAAGCGACTTCCACATATTAGAGTTCATTTCGGCGGTTGCCTTCATCGGTATCATGCAAGGAATATATTCTGGGTCAACGGTACGTTGACGAAGCTCGTTTAAAACACCATCAGACAAAACTTGCATATTTGGCTCTTCACAAATACCAAATCCATGCGGATTCCAATTTTGTCTAGTCGGGTGTTGCCATGGTGAAGAAAGCATCGTATAATAAAGATTGCCGCCCCCGTTAATATCAACACACAAATATGTGCAACCTAAATCCCAATATAATTCTCTAATTCTTTGGTGAACAGCTTGTTCATCGCCTCCACCCATAGACTCGATATATTCAAGTCTACGCTCTGTTGTTCCATCGCCTTTGCAAATAACCGATAAGACCTCTAAGGCACACCTATCAGATTCTTCTTTTTTACCAACTGCATCTTCTGAAAATGCCAAGTCAACCGAAAGCACACGATATTCATTATCTCGCTTTTTTCGATTTTTCTTATCTACATTTGCGTCGAACTCTTCATTTGTCGGTGGGTGTAATGCCTTTTTAAGAATTTGATTCTTTTGGAACATCTCAAGAGTATAGTAAGCTCCATCTGCCTCGCCAACCATTTCATTAAGCGTTTCCATACGAAAACTTAATTCATCGGAGCTACTCTTAGATTTTCTAAATTCAGTCCAAGTCTTAATGCCATGATGAATGGCAACATAGATATCACTTGCATAAAAATTATAATTGTCGTGTCTATCATTAAAACATGATGTTACACATTTCTTAAACGCAGTCCATATCCAACTAGACTTAAAATAAGCAGAAGTCAAGAAAACCTCTTTTGCTTTATCTGCGTATTCGTCACCTTGATATTCTGAAATATTCCTGTATTCAGCATTTCTAGGTCTAAGCATTTCTCTAAAAATAGAGTCATACTTTGTTTTGGTGAGAAGTCTTGCCTCTTCCGCAATTAAAAAAGTTGACCTATTACCTCTTGAGGATTCAGCCTCTGGTAAAACTTTAATACTAGACCCATTCCACGCATACATACATCTACAATCATTCTCGTCCTTAAACCATATCAATCCATCATCTTTCATTTGCTTTAGCACAGGCGAAAGTGACATAAGTTCGCCTTCTATTTTTTCTGTTACGATAAGGTTCGCTTGTTTAATAACGGACGAAACTATAATAATTTCAGACTTAGGATATAAGAGCATCCACGCAACGGCAAATGCAGCACATATAAAAGTCTTACTTGCGCCTCTACTACATATTGCCCAAAACGTTTCACTTATTGACATTAAATATATTATGATATGTTGAAACGGTCTAAGTTTTATCCTAAGACGCTCGGATATATATATATTTAAGTTCCTACGATAAAAGGTACACCATTGTTTAGTACGAATGTCCTTTTCTTCTTTTGTTTGCTTTTTCTCTTGTTTCCAACGGTCTCTTCTTGCTTTCTTTATGAAGTCATAATATTGGCTCTCTTGTAGTAAATCTTCTCTTGTCATTTTGAGCCACCATACTTACTATCTTCTGTAACCTCATAGTCCTTAGAGCCAATTACAAGATTTCTAACAGGTCTAAGAACCCAATCAATCCAATATTTATGGATTCCCAAGAAATCTTTATATAATTCTTTATCTTTATAATATTCAGCAGGCTCATTTTTTTCCATCATATATATATCATTTTCGATGTATTTTTCAGCCTCTGTCTTATCTCTTTCTACTTCAAACTTATCAATACCAAGCTCTTTTGCAATAGTCGCTTTCGCTTTCATGTTTTGTTGAGCCTCATCGTTCTCTTTTATACGCAACTCACACATACACAAGTCACGATATCGACTTGCTTGGTATTCTGTCAATTCTACACCTGTTGTATAGGTTAAAAAACGCCACTCTAAATAAGCAAGCTCATCAACGTTTAAATCATCGCCCCATGCCAATCGCATCTTTCGTAACTCTTCTTCTCGTTCTTCGTCAAGAACCACAGCAGTACGAATATCTCCAAACGAAGCATCGGTATCCGAAAATTCATTCCATTGTTTTGGCTTACCACTAAAGTCTTTCATGCACCTTAGATATGTTTCCAACGGATTTGCACTTTTATTTGCGGTTAGTTTTTTCTTTGTTTGTCCCCATAAATGCTCAATAAATGGGATACCAATATCGGCACAAGTGAACCACAACCCAGCTTCAACATCTTGGAATCTCTCATAATGCCTTTGATATATCTCTTTACAACAATCCTTACAATATGGCATATAACCATGATGGTTAGGATTTTTACTTGGGTAGAATTGCGTAACAGGCATCGTCTTTTGATGTTTCAAACAATAAGAGAACACCTTTTCATTTCTTTTCGTTACTGCCATTATCCGACCATCCTTTTATTCCTTTAGGGGCGGCACTAAGACCACCCCACAACAAATAGGAGGAATTCTCCTCTATTCTACTCTATTCTACAATATCTCCCTTTTCTAAAATCTTCTTAAACTTTGTATATGCCTCAAACACATATTTACAAGAAGATGTTACGAAAAGTGCTAAAATAGCTAAATTACTAAAAATTTCCGCATACTCTTTTGGAATATCTAACCCGACATAGCTTGCAAACGCCGGAATTGTCGTAATAGCAATACATAATAATGTAAGACCAACAATAATAGTTGTAACTCTAATAACAGAGTCTAGAATTTTGTTTTTGTCAAACTTTTCCATAAGCATACGAATATTATAATAAAGCGAAAACGCCATATTGCTAGTATAAGCAACTAAAAATAAAGCTGCGCCAATACCAACATAAGTTAAATTCTCAAGTACACCATCTAAAAAACTAGTCATCTAAATCCTCCTGCTTCTTTAATAATTTAGATGCGGCATCAGCAAGCACAATGCTTGTGCCTGTCATAATTACCCATCGTCCAGTCTTAAACACCTCGGTCGTAACCGTACTGTCTATTGCGTGATCGTACCAAGACATAATAAAACCAAATATCGTGTAGATAACTAAAAAAAGCAACACTCCAACAAATGTCACTTTTCTAGTCCGCCATTTTTTCCATGGTCTATTTTTAATCCATTCTTTCATGTTCCACCTACTTTAATGCACTAAAAGGCATGTTGATTTGCTTTCCGCTCCTAGAATCCCAATGATAAAACACCTTGGAATATTTTACACAAGACCCTAAGTGCATACCCCACTTATAAAGTCCTGCTTCACCGACCACGCCATGTGCCTTACAAATTGAACGCCACTTTTTCGCATAACGAATAAAATCGTCTTTTGACAAGTTTGGATTACTCCAATCAGTCGCACATCCACGAAGATGTGAAGAAGTTGCAGAGCCTCCAACTTTCTTATTATAATCCTTTGTACGATACCATGCGTTTACTTTCATAGATCTACCAAGCCAAACCCTAAATTCTTCCAAACAAGCTGCATGAATTAAAGATTCATATGTGATAACAACTTGTGTCGTTTGATTTACAGAATATTCTTTAAGAGAAAAGTGCTTAGTAAGGCTTGTAATTTTATAAGATACTGCCATTTTCTCACTTCCTTTTTTTACATAATAAAATAACCCCACCGACCATCAGTGGGGTTAAGTTTGACCGACCATCAGTCATTCACTATTTAATAGATAAGGTCAAAACATGCCATTCTAATCTAAATGGACTTATAGTTCCTTGCCAATCTAATTTTTTATTTAAAAGAAGATTTAAGATAAAAGTATCCGCAACTCTTGTTCGAGCCATCTTTGTTTTTAATCACGTTGCCATCTTTATCTTTTACAAAGCCATCACATATATACACATTGTCACCAATTTTTCGCAATACTGCTCCACACTTGCGACAAGTTAATTGCTTTTCCTTTTTCTGTTCTAATGGTTCAAGGTTTAGTACCTCTCTCATGCTTTCAAAACTTTTTACCTTCATATCCTTTCTCTCCTTTTGTTCTGTGTAATGCACAACTTTTTCACTTGTATTTCTGCTGTTATTATAAGAAGCCCAAGCGCATTTTCGTATTGTGCATGATAGCCTTTTCGCTAAACGAATCCCTTGTACTTCGGGTTAATGGTGATTCCACGCAGGCTCGAACTGCGACTTTTCGCCTTGAAAGGACGATGTGTTATCCTATTACACTATGGAACCAAAATACCCGGGTTCCGTACCGGGACTACATTGCGCTTGAGAATTTCGTTCCCCGATACACGGACACGCAAGGCTCGCAGGGCTATTTCAGTTAGCCTGAACGGTGATTCACGATGCATATCTTCATCTAATCACTGTCATCGTCCTAGTGATATGTTCAGATGACCGCTTGGAGCAGAATATGGGTGCCGCCCCCATGCCCTCAGTTTGGAAGACTGAGATACTACTGTTATACTAATTCTGCATTATGTAAAAATGATGGCTAAACTATCTGGAGCTCACAGACTGACAAACCATTAATATTAAAATAATGCAAGCACTATTTTAACTAAACACTTCTGTTTGTATTGCGTTTATTTAATTGTCATATTTTTGGCATACCTACTACGAATCGAACATAGATATACGGTTTTGGAGACCGCCGTTCTACCATTGAACTATAGGTACTCGACACTCCCCTTAGCTAAATCAAGGGGTTTTAGTGGCGATAGTTCGATAACTTGTTTGTCTAACATGTGCAAACAAGTTTATTAATGCTCAGCCACCTAGAACTTTCACTAATAAAAATTGTTGGAAACGGCAGGACTCGAACCTGCGACCCTTTTTAGTTAACCACCTAACATGGTACGGCGTTTTTAGCGTCGTGCTCCCACCAACCGAGTTGCGTTTCCATATCTATATGCGTAACCGCACAAGTTTACTTAGGCTATCCCGACAGTTCCTGCCGTTCTCATTCTCAAACCTTCATTGAGAATATTTATTACTGCATTTAAACAACTAAATAACATGTGCCATGAGCCTTCGCTCTACCTTCTACAATCATCGTCATATTCAACCAGTAAGTAGACAAGTCTGTGCCACAGGGAGCTACCCTATGACATCTTGCCTAGATGGAAACCATCAAACCTTACAAGGGAATCTTTCTACCCTTAACTTTCACAAAGCATTCAGAATTACTTTCTTCAAATCTTCATCATTTGACTTGTAAAATTACTACAGTCATTGCTTTTTGCTACTCGTACCTTGACCCTATCTTATACTTTGTCTTTCAACAATCTCACAGCAAACTTCCTTAGTGGCATTTCCGTACTTATGCCGCTTGCCACAGCGACACAGCCCTCGGATTCGGCTTACGCTTTTAACGCTTAGCTTCTATTGTGGAAGCGATAGGACAGTGTTTTTAACAAGGATTGCTTTAGCACACACCCCCAGAACCATTCTATTCATAGGTGGCATCTTGCATCTCACAATGCAAGCCTTTGACCGTCCCCAAAGCTATCGTTTTGGCTAGGCTATTCTTACCCGCAGGTGGGTTAGTGTTCTCTGCACCATGCTCTTGGTCTACACAGAGTTATGGCACACATTATTTAGTTGTCTAAAAATGGCTACGGGATTGAGTACCGCCCTCAACAATAGTCGGGTCAAAGCCGACTGCGTTCACTTGTTCGCCATCCCGCAATATTTGGTTGGTATATGATTGAAACCATATACCAACCGTAAGGAAAAAAAATATGAAAAAAGCGTTTTTCTTTTTTTTATTGTGGCGCACCAAGTAAATTTTATGGATGTCCTTTTAGGAGGTAAAACACGAAAAACAGAAAGGTTGGTTTTAGGTGCGCCACTCGAATATTTTGTTGTTTTCTCTCTTTACACTTTTCATTATATAGAGATGCTTGCATTTTGTCAAGCAAAATTTCAAATTTTATAAATTTATTTTATAAGTACAAACATCATTGTCAAACACTTGTAAAACTTGGTATGGTTTTGTATTACATCTCAAGCTCATAGCGAACTCGTCAATGCCCGATATAGACCCATTGACTACAATCTCTGTGCCATTGTCATCTTTTATGTTCATGTAGTGAATATGCCCAAAGTAAATCCTATCCGGCACTCTGCCAAGTAAATTAACAGAATGTAGTTTAATATTTGACAAAGAATCTTTATCCCCATGTGTCATAAAAACTAATTGATCTTTTACCTTAAATGTGATCCAATCCTCTAACCCATTCATACAAACTCTCACATTCGGCAACCTAAGTTCAATATGCTTAAAAATCAATCTTTCAAAGTTTTCAGCAGGCATATTTGATTTCTTATCGGCATTTACCCTTGAGTGATTTCCAATAACTCCATAAACCTTGACTTCTGGGATATATGCCTTGAGTCCATTGACAAAGTTAGCCAAAAGTTCTCCGACGTTGATAACTTGAGTAATCAAATCTTCTTCCGCAGCGATACGACTTTGTAAATGAATTGCGCCACTAATCAAGTCACCTGCTAATCCGAGGTGTAATTTTTGTACCTTATGTAGTTGACAATAATAGATTGTTTTCTTGAGCAAAGTTTCTAAGCGTTCATTGGCAATATCTACATTGTATTCGTTTAGAACATTATCTATTAAAAGTCCATAGTGAAAGTCTGAAAAGATAAGAACCGACTCTACATTAGTCGGATTTGGCTCATGCACACTGTTGAGTTTTAACGGCTCAATATCTTCAATCGCTTTTACCATTAAATCCTCTAAGTGTTCATATCTAGCACTTTCTCTAAGTAACTTGTTATACTCGCGCTTTTGATCTTGCACTCTGCACTTCTCTTTATAAAGTTCTTGGCGCAAAGTTTCTAATCGAGCAGATTCCTCACTTGTATATCCTTCTTCGAGCTTTTCAAGCATATACTTATATACTCGATAGCCACAATAGCGACCGCCAGCAAAAGATTTCCTTAAAGAGTCAGGGTGAACATCTAGTTCAAGTTCATTTACCATCTCTTCCCAATCTTTATTAGTCGTGCCTTCTACTTTATCTACGAGTAAATCAAGCTCGTCTTGATAATCTCGCATTAGTTCACCTGTTCCGAGATAAACGAAACTTGCATGCCTTCCATATCTCTAAGCATTTCTTCAACACTAACAACAATCGGTTCTTCGTCTTTCTTATCGTAAACCTCTACAACAAAGTCACCGTTATCATTTCTTGTTAAGTAGCCAATAACCTTGGTGGTCGTAATGCGACTATATGTATCCTTCATCATTCATCGTCCTCCTCATAATTGTCTGGTTTAAAAAGCGGGTTCCCCCATGTTTGTTCCATCATCTCACTTCTAAATTGTTGTGAAATTAAGAATTGCGGAATATTGTGTTCAAGACGCTCGCGACTCAAACTCAACTCACCATTAAGACTTACATTTGGCATATATCTTGGTTTTTTATATGGTCTGTATTTGAGCGTAAGAGTTCCAACTTTTTGCAAGCACACCTCTCTGCCCGATAACAAACATTCCCTTATCACATGAATGTAGTTTTCGATAATTTCTCTACATTCCTTTTGCGAATACCCAGACAATTCAGAAACTACTCGAACGATGTCACCTTGTTTCATTTTAGGTACGTTGTATCCTTTCATTTCTAATCCTTCTAATCCTTTCTAATCCATACCCCACGCTGAAATAACAACGTGGGGCTTAAGTAATATAAATTGCAATTCCCATATTTGTATGGCGCATTGGGTAATAGCGCACCCCTACTTGGGCAAACTGCCCTTTCCAAGATATTCTATCATATAATAACTTATGATAAAAATTGCACAAACGTTGAAATTTCAACATTCTTAATCTTGTATGTTTTTCCATAATTTCACATTTTATGTGGTTTTTTGAAAAATTTTGAGCAAATTACTAGGGTTTATTGTATATAAAGTTTTCAATAAAAGCACTTTATTCTTATCTGTTTTGGCTTTAGACTTCCTGCCATTTCCATCTAAATTTGCCCTTAAATGAAAAGCCCTATCTATAAGCCAACTAAACAATCCAAGATAATCTTTTGATATATATACTCGTTTAATATCTTCTACCATATTCTCAAAATCTTCTCGTAATATTAAATCGTCATCAATATCATCAATCGCATTTTGATATAATCTTAATCCATAAGCCTCTATAAATGCCTCAACCTTTTTAGATTTTCGCCTGTCCTCTTTGAGTTGGTGATGGTTGTAAAAATAACACATCGGCAAAGTTGACTCATTTGAACGTATTTTAGGTGGTTTATAGTCAAAAAGTACATTCATAGGGCATTGAAGCATGTTGTTAATTTTGTTTTTTGGTATAGCATAGTTTACATAAAGCCAAAAACGTGGATATCCATTATGTTTTACATTAAGTTCTTGTTTGATGCGTCGTATTTCTGAGTTTAAGTCGATATCGTAAGTGCGCTTTGCATTGTCGATGGCAGCCTGAGCTATAACACTAAGAGCGCACACATAATCATCATACTCTTTGTCTGTAAAACTATATCCATAAGTCAACGCAAGCTGCGCAAGATTACTAGATTCTCCTATTGCCATTTGTGCTTTGGCAAGGTTGTTGTCTATAACTGCATGATTATACATGGATAAGTCATAATGATTTTTTTCTTTGGGGATGTTGTTTACAATGGTTGGATGGTTGATGTAGCAATATTTTGCATATTCTGCGATATTTTGTTGGTTAGTTGTGAAAATCATGTCAGAGTCAAAATCACCATTTGTTATCGTAAAGGCTCTTTATCCCTTACTTCTTATAGTTTCCTATAAGTTCAGACTATCTCATTACCATATCTTTTGACTTAGGTATGCGGAACTCGTGAACGAATTTATTGATTGCCTACTCATTCGTCTAGTCGTTGAACCTGCTTGGTACTTTTACGGCTTTCCCAAGATTGGCTGCGGATTAGCTTGCTTCAAAAAGTTTAGCCTCTCCGCAATTCACCGCATTATTCAATTAGTGTTTCCACTAAAGGGGGCATGACTTGTTTACCCATTTGCTCTGTCACTAATATCTGTATGTTGACAATTTACAGCAACACACTGCTCACCAATATGGAAATATCTATCCAACACCTCACTTCCCACATTATGTAATGCCAAGATATTCGACTTACTATTGTGTGGGCTTCTAAATCCTGCTAAATACTCATCTGCTCCAAACCTCTTTGTATAACATTGGATACAATCTTGTTCTTGACTGAATGTATTGTCTTTTTCTACATCTTCACCCACACTATGTAATAGCATAGCATAAGGAGAACCAACCATTACTAAGTTATCACCCTCTTGCAACACCTTGCCAAATTTTAGATTTTTTACATAACCATCAATTATCTTTTTCTTCCTGCTCCTAAAATACTCACTTCGTACAAATTCTGAATCTTGCTCGCACAATGCGACCAAAACCTCGTAGTCATTAGAAAAATTCTCATTGTCCCTAAGATAGTCAAGGAACACATCGTTGTCACTCTTTAGTTGTTCAACATACGATTTGCTTCTTGCAAGCACACCATCCATGATTTCAACATCAAGCGTGTTTATCATTTGGTAGCTCATACGTTGAACATCGCCGTATTTGCTCTTGTGTGCAGTTTTAACTATTCCAAATTGACAACCATTCTCATGGACTTTCTTACACCAATAATCATATGATACATCAAACTTTAAAAACTTGCAAGCATTGTCGGTCGTTATCATCTTGATATCTTTTGCATAATGTTCATTTCCCCACATATCAACAACCTTTGCGTTTTCGTACTCATCACCATACCAATCCTTAAAGAATCGTTGTATGTTCGTGTGAAAAGCAGCACACTTTGTCATGTGATGTCTTAGTAATACATACCCCTCACCCCACTTGGGAAAAATCGAATCGTCTATCAAGGCTTGCCCATCGAACAATGTGTTTTTTAATTCGTAGTCTTGTATTCGCTTTGCATAACAATGTTTTTTCTCATCAATGCCAATACTCACTACTTCACGCCTAAAAAAACTATCCACATCTTTTAGTATCAATATGTTTTCCGGCTCAATTCTCATGCGCCCAATTATCGTGCTTGCGATGAGTGACACATATGCACTCGCTTCTACTATTGGGGCATTATGCTTTGGCATCTTTAGCCCCATATAAATAAAGTCGTGGGCTTTTTTATAGAGCCTTGCACAAATAAACATAACAGAACCTTGCTTCGCCTTGCCAGCAGAACGATAAAGCATTTTATAGTGTATTGTTTCTGTTTTCTTTATATTCCCTGCCTTGTCTTTGGTATGATATTTAATATCTATTCCATGTTCATAATATTCAATCCGTATATCTTCTTTTCGCTTCTTGACGTACTTATCTCTATTTTCATCTACTTTGTTTAGTAAAAATTCTAATCTCTTTATTTTCTCCTCATCGTCAGTTTCTTTTATCTTATTTACAATGTTGCCTCTCGTGTCCTCATAACTCTTAGCCCCCATATCAAAATTCAAGCATATTACATCTCTAGTGAAACCATTCTTCGACACTTTAAGTCCATTTTCTAACAAGAAGTCTAAGAAGAGGCTATTTGTCAACATGGCATTAGTATATGGCAGATAATCTCTTGCGCCAAGATTATATTCATATAGTTGTCCTGCCGAAAAGTTCTTTATTCGTACACCATATTTATTCGTCATTTTACCACTCACCCCATTGAAATCTTACACACTCATCATAACTAAAGTATCTATATAAAAAATCATATTCTTGCTCTTTGTATTCTCTATTTAATCGTTCTTTTTGTGATAAAATGGGATAAACATGGTGGCTCATTTCTTCCCAATAATCTTCTTTATCCCTATACTCCATTACTCCTCCTTTCTTGAATGAATCAATACCTTATATTGTATAGTATAAAGATTCTACCACAAAATGTCAATAGAATTTGCTTGACTTTTAACATAACTTATTGTATAATAAACAAAGAGGTGTTAAAATGAAAGAATTTGAGTTAAAAGAAAAGATAAAAAACCTTGAACGAAAATTGGAACAATATGAGCTAGAATCGGTTGGAATCTATGCGCCAAAACATGCGCTCAATACGAGGTCTGAATTTGGAGAGGCAATTAGACAAAACCTAAAAGAACAACGTGAGTGCAGCAAAGTTAAAAATTTATTCACCACAACAGGCACAATTCAAAATATCCTTGTGCAAAACTTTAACTTTGAGTGTTCTGAAATCATAAGAAAGCTCAATGGCTACAATCTGCAAAGCGCAAAGTTAAAAATTCAAGAAAAAGCGAACAAGATGCTAGATGTATGTGACGAATATGGCATTTTGGTGAGTAATCACAACTTGTTTAATCTCAAAATTGAGCAAGCCAAACTTGAAAACGACTACTTGTTATTCCAAGCAGAAGAAAAATATAGAAAGCAAGAACAGGCTCGCAAAATAGCAGAACAACGCAAAGCCGACAAAGAATGGTTCGATAGGTTGGTGGAATTAGAGAAAAGAATCCAAGAAAGTATATCTAATGGCAATATTGAGGAAACTGAACGATTACAAGAAGAAGCCAATCAAACGCGCTATTTACTCAAAGAAAAGAAAGCAGGTTGGGTCTATATTATCAGCAACGAAGATATGCACGATGGATACTATAAAGTTGGAACAACGAGAAGAATTTCGCCCCTTGTAAGAATAGACGAACTCTCAGATGCAAGCCACGCTTTTAAGTTTAGGATTCATGCACTCATATATTCCGAAGATTGTTTTGGCTTAGAATCAAGGTTACACAGGAGATTGACAAACTGTCGAGTGAATAAAGAAAATCTACATAAAGAATTCTTTGAAATCGACCTCGAAGAATTACAAATTATCTTACTTGATGAATTTGGTATTGATGTAGAAATGAATGAAAATATTTACGAGGACGATGAAAAACTCAATGCACTCTACTCATTTATTTACGATAAATAGTCAATACGAAAATTGAGATAAAAAGATTTTAAGATAGACTTATATAGCTACTCGATAAATTACTCAACAAACGTATAAAAAAAGATAAAGGGGCAAATAACCCCCTTTTTCTATTCTATTCACCACTAACTCTATTCGATAAGAAAGCCATATATTCTTCCCATCTACCAATATACCACAAATAGTTACGAAAATCTAAACACTCTGCTTTCATTTTCTGCTTGTAGTCACTTGGCAATCTTTCACCGAACTCTTTGTTTACCTCAAGCACCATTCTTGCAAGTTGAATTTTTTTGGCACCAAACTTTTCGCAAATTTTTTTATATCTTTTCAACTCGCTGTCCGGCAATATAGCTTTTCTCTTTGGCAGTGTCTTTGGTGATAATGGTTTAATATTTCTTCCTTTGGTGCAAGCCCTACAAGCCTTTGCAACTTTTTCAATCTCACTTGCAGGAAAAGTAAAGTAAACCTCACCGTCAAGAATCTCTGTCTCTATGGCTACATCACCAACTTCCTTCAAAATATTCATGCCTCTCTTTACGCTTGGAATATAGCAGCTAAGTGTCGAACCAACGCCATGGCGAATTTTTGTTCCATTGACGCACTTAATATAATAGTCATCAAAACTTGGGTCTAGTGTTCCATCAAATAAACGCGGGAAATCATTTGTGTCCTCATCATAATCTGCTCTTACCTCATAAGTTCCAACATAACGTCTTAAATATCCTGCCATGATTCTTTCTCCTTTTGTTCATACGCTTGTAAAATTGCCCTTGCTCGCTCAACATATTCGAGTGTTGACTTAATGTATTGACTATTGGTTGTATCTGACTCAAGCATGGATTGCACATCTTTTAACATACTTAAAATTAACTTATTGTTCGTCATATTCGTCCACCTCAAAATAAACTTCATTCACATCGTACAAATTCCCACCTACCATAAGTCTGATTGAGTCTTTTGTAAAATACGCCCCTGTGCATAAGCCAAGATCATTCCCGTCTTTGTCATATGCAACTTTTCCTATTGCATTTGTGAGTGAAAAGTTTGCACCATTATACTCAATAATCTTTCCTGCGGCTTTTGGTGGGTGCTGAACCCATTCACCCTCGAGCCACGCAAGAATAACTGTAAGTGAAAAGGTGATTAGAAAATTTAAGATCGCATCTTGTAGATTAGAAACTTCGCCTAGCTGGATTACAACTCCGACCAATGAGGCGATTGTAAGTAAAATAACGAAAACTCTTGCCTTTGTAAAATATAAATATCTTTCTATCATAGCTCCTCCATAATTAAATTATAATTTGTATTGATATTGATTAAAGAATCAATCAATAGGTCAATTTTGTCTTTCTTTACACTATACGACATGTCTTGTTCTTTTATTAAATGTAAGATAGTTTTATTGATATCAAACTTTGATTGTTCTATATCTAATAAATTATTATTAGTCATTTTATAGTCAAATTTATGACAAGCCTTGTACGAATCGCATCCAACATACTTTTTAATCGTTGTTTGTATATCATAATAAAAAGCTCTTATATCCCCACCAACTAAATCATATTTTACAGACTTAATGCTCTTGACATGGTAACGATAACATATCGCATCTATGATTAGTTGTATCTTATCATATTCTTCGCTGTCCTTAAAAACATCTCTATAATCACTATCTCTAAAAAGCCTATAACCGTCCTCAATTTTAATTCCATAGTTTCCACATTCACGCAGGAAAGAGTTTAAAATCGGACGGGTAACAAAAGTATTTACAATTTCAACAAATGATTTAATAGATTGCTTAGAAACATCTTCCCTCTCAGATAAAAGAGTAACATATCTTTGTAAATTGTTTTTATTGTTTAATAAGGTAAAATTTTTATTCACTATCCCAAAAGCAACTAATAAATCATTGTTGTCAAAAGATTCCTTATTCGAGCTCTTTAGTAGCGAAACAAGAATACTATTGTCAATCATTTGGTTCATTTTTATTTGCCTCCTTGTATTCTAAATAATCATACTCAAAATTATACTTAGTGTTAATATCAATCAATGCGCTCGTTAAGTTTTTAAGACCTGTTACGGAGATATTACTTAAAAACACCTTATTCTTCATAACTTTATTTTTAATCTTATCGTTCATCTTTAAGAGCAATAAGTCATAATCATATTGATACTCTATTGGCTCGCACATTGTAATAACATAACAATCATAAAAATTTGAGTATTGTGTTTTCTTTTTACACGCCATCTCTCTTTTTTTATAATAATAATTTGTGTTGCCATGAAGTAAGAATACATCCCTCATATTTTTACATCCCATTTCTTTTAGGCATTGATTAGAAATTTCTGCTAAGATAACCCCATCTTTACTATCGTGTCGAATATTCCTTATTGATTTATCCCCTTTGTTCTCAATAACCCCAATATATCCCTTTTCTATCAATATGTACCCATTAAGGTTTATATCTTGTATTGATTTTAACAAAATATCTTTAAAAATGTTCGAATATAAATTTAAGACCATTTGGTTTAACTCGTAATGATTAAACTCTCCTTTGTGCGCAAGAATTATAGCTTTCCTTTTCTCCATGCTCTTCATTCCATACTTTGCGAAGCTATAATTCTTATTTGTCATTCCTGTGACCTTAAATAAATCTCTTGCGCTCAAGAATATCTCATCTTTGTTTTCAATCAGCATGTATCCAATCAATAAGTTTTCAATAAGTTCGCTATAAGTTAATTTTATATTTTTAGATCTTGATTGCCTTGCACCTTCAATATCCTTCATGCCGGAAAAACAAAATATCTTTTTACGTTTCTCAAAGTCGCAAATTTGTTCAAGCTCTATAATTTGCCTCTTCTTACCGTCACCCGTTAAAGGCTCAATGTTTATTCTCTTACAAAGATTAGCATAGGTCAGATGCTCTTTGGCATAAGTGATATTTTCAAGAGCCTCCAAGTCTATCCCATTTAAGTAGTTCTTTCTGACTTTGCCCATTTCACACCTCCTTCCACAATGGTTATTATATGTATTTCTAGTCAAATTGTCAATCATTTTTTTTATTTTTATCCACTTTACTTTACTAAAGTTTTTGACTATTGACTAAAAATTCTCTAAGCTACTTACGTATAGGTACTTGTAGGTTTTTTAGTCAAAACTTACAACCACCTATCGTCTTCACTCATGCCCTACATGAGCGACAAGGGTTTCCATTCGCTACGCTCATTGCACCTTGACCAGCCACTAACGTGTCTCACTTCGCATGTTGCTTGCTTAATATTGCTACGCAATATTTTCGCATCGCTGCCTTAGCTCGTTTAGCTCACTTGTTCCTTGAAGTAATTTAAACTACCATATTGGAACTTAGTGTTTCTTGGTGGCTTGATAGTTTATTGTATCTATAATAAATATAAGTTAATTGTTTATAGCCATGAGTGAGCAGGGGCTCACATTGCGCATTCCATTGCTTACGCAATTCCATGCGTTTGATTAAATTAAATTAAGTACCGTTCACTTACGTTCACTATCTTTCGCTACGCTCAAGATTACTTAATTTAATTTAATCAATCTGGATGAACAGAAAAAGTGTTGGGTAAAACTCACCGTAAGTAAAACTTATTGTATTATTGTATTAGTTAAGTAATACAGTTAGAATCAAAGTGATATCAAAATGATATCATAAAGAATACACACGAAAAGTGTGGGGTGGTTTCTATGTAGTTTTCAAAACTATGTAGAGTGGTTAGAGTGACTAGATGTGGTAGTTATAGAAGCTAAATTGTGCATAAAATGTGGTGGTTTTTGCAGGTGGGTGGGGAAAAGTTGGTGGATAATGGGGAGAAGTGTGGAGAGATGGGGGAGTTTGGTTGGGGAGATTGGGGGAGTGGCGGGAAGGTTGGAATTGGTGGGGTTTGAGGTTAAGGTGGGTGGAGTGGGGGTGCTACGACGCAAACGTTTGTGGTAGGAAATCCCATTTTTGGAAAATACCCCCACCTATGGCAGAATGTGGAAATAGGGATGTTTAGCGTTGGTAAAATATCCCATCTAATAGCATGTATAATGTGCATTATATATGAAAAAAACTGTAAAACGTTGGAATTTCAACGTTTGTAAGCCCTTGGCACATTTGGGAGGGATTGACATTTGCCCGTTTAGATGCTTGCAAGCGTTGAAATTAAAACGTTTCGCATTAACGGGGTGAAACGTCCACCCCTCACACTCCCACACCTTCCCACCCCTCACACTTAACCCACCACCCCGTTCCCATAACCCCATCACCTAGTATTCAATACTAGATGCAGCATAAAAAAATAGGGCTAACACCCACCAAAAAGCACAAAAAAAAGAAGCCGCTCCCGCAGCTCCTTCTTTCCATATTTTACTATTCAAGATCCTCCTTATAAAACTTTTCCCCTTTTGCATACCAAACCTTCTCCCCGTACCCGTCAACCGGATACACTAAAAATTCCGCTTCGTCTGTTATGTCGTCCATATTGAACGACGCCATCACATTATTAGCCGCGTCTTTCGCTGTCCTTGCCTTGATCCTGCTTGTTTCTTCCGTCGCGTGGGAATCTTTCCATTCACAGAACTTAAGTTTTATTTCAACTTTCCAATCTCTTACAAATTGTATAATTTCGTATAACTCCATTATGTCCGATTCTGTATCATGCATCCATAACTTAACATGATACCTTTTCGCTTCTGCCCATGCCATGCGCCTGTTTTCTGCCTCATATAGCGCCGCTTCAAGCGCAGCCTTCCACGTTCCGAACGTTTCTTCTTTTCCTTGCACGTCCTCATTTCTCATAATCATATTTACATATTCTACCATTGTTATTTCCTCCCTTCCATTTTTTACCAAATATACTCTTCGTATCCAGCCTTGATAACCGCTTCCTTTATTTTCTTTAAAATCCAAGGTTGTAAATATCTGTAAAGTGTATACGCATTGCCATTGTTAAAGATAACATAGTCATGATAGCCAAAACAGTTTGCCGGTGTTTCGACAGATAAATATTTTTTGGGCTTTCCGTCTCCCCATGAGATCATCGTGGTTATAATGAACCGATATTCTTCTTTATTGTATTTTCTTGTAAATAACAATTCTTCCATTTTAGCCCTCCATTTCCATCTTCTGACAATTTACTTTTTTCACATAGCAACGAAGCACTTTTAATTCGCCAGTCTTGTCGTTGTATTCTAATTGTAGTTTATTTCCATCATTCAGCAATTCCGCGACTTCTAAAGCCCCAATTGCCTCCAATAACTTTTCGTTTGTGATGTAACTTTTTACCATTTTGCGATTTCCTCCTACTTCCTATTTCTACGCCCGTACATGATTTTTTTAGGCTGTCGGATATTTGCAAGACATCCGATGCGTCGTTTTCTGCTTCAAGTGATTCATACCATTTTTTGCCATGCCCGTTAATATTAAACAGGTCTGCAAAACTGTTAATGTGTGCCATTGTAGTCGCACTATATCCATCCTATATTTTAACAAATTTCCCGTTTTTATCAATTTTACAAACAATGGTATTATATGACTGTAAAAAGTTTTTTCCATTATTTTCTATCACTTTTGCCTTACCATAAAATGATTTTCTTCCATTTGTTGGTATTAACTCGTATATTTTCATTTCCATTTCCTCCCTTATTTGTAAAAAAAGTAACTATCTGTGCTATCTGTATAATTAATATTATATTTATAACTTGCCTTCTGTAAAATATTTATAAAACACGACATACCTACACCACCTTCAAATTCCGGCATAGCCCCATAGCCCGCGCCGTATCCGATGATACTATAGTTATCACCTTTTGCGCCTGATTGTAGCGCCTTCTCCTTCATTTCGAATAAAATTTTTTGCGCTTTGTATGACTGGTTTAATGCTTTTGCTATTGCCGTGCTTATTTTATCATACCCGCAGCCCGTCGCGGAACCTTTGAATGTCGCGCTTCCAATTTTTACCGTAGCGTATGGATTATAAACCCAAACGCTCGATTTCTTCCATTCTACTAGAATGGAAATTATTTCCGGCATTTCCACTTTTTCACATAGGGCTATTGTTTCCAAATCAGATTGCAACATCTTTTCATACTTCCGTTTGATCCGTTTGCTGGTATATTCTACCAATTCAGGATATGTTATCCTTTTTTCTTGGTACTGCTTCCAGCGTGTCGGCGTGCTTTCCCTTTGAAGCACAGATTCCCTTTTTTCAATCGCTTCTAACATATTTTTACAATGCGCTTTGTTCTCTGCAATAACTTCTTTCTTTAACATTTCATATACCATTTTTATATCTCCTTCCATTTTTTAATATCTAACTAAAAATGCTTTTGGTTCTTCTTCATCGTCCACAGCTTCAATGAAACTGTAATGACTTTCCATGGAAATATCTCCCAAGCCTTCTTCTTTGTATAATTGTAAAATGCTGTCAAACTCTGAGTCACCTTCTTCAATGATACTGCAATAATTGATAACATCGTTGTCAACTATCAAATTGACGTCAATCTCTACACCTTCAAAGCATCCGTCATAAATTTCAGATCCGTACATTTTTTCATATAAATTCGCTTCTGCTTCTGAGCGTCCCCAAAACTTGACACGCTCAACTAATATATTAAGCAAATCGACTTCGTTAATTTTAACTGTTACCATTTTTTCCTCCCATTTCCATTTACTGCAAGCCGTATGCAATAACAAACATTGCTGCGGCTGTGCCTACCACTAATACCATTTGCCCGCATACGATAGCGAACGGGGCTAACTTGGCAATGATCCATGAGGCGCGATATTTGTGCCCGTTGACGGTGAATATAACTTTTTTCATTTTTGCGCCTCCTCTTCAATTTCCGCATACCATGGGCACGCGTCCGGCCGGCATGTGTTGCACTCTGCTTGACCCATGCCGAAAAAGCAGGTTTTCGATGCCTCTTCTTCGGTTAAAACGGTGTACTTAATACCCGTTTTAATAAATGTTGCCGCGCTTGTAAATTGTACTTTTTTCATTTTTTCTTCCTCCCTTTAGGTTTATTTTAGCTTTTTTTATTTTATTATATCACAACTCAATAGGTAATTGCAAGCATTTTTTCAAATTTATATTGATTTTTTTTGTATTTTTTTTAATACAATTTTTATCAATATAAATTTCCCCATTTTTAACCTTATATATTGCATAATATACAAATATATTCGCATACTTATACACTAAAACATTGAAATTTCAATGTTTATATTTTTCTGAAAACTTATAAAATTACATAGTCGCAAGGTATAATCGCTCGATGAATCAAAAAAAGTCGTTTAAAACGCAAAATAGGGCTCCCATGTTTTACCATTTTTAAGGCTTTTCGTGCCTATTAGATCCGGCGCATCAAATGCAATTCAAATTCCTTAAAATTGTAAAAAACACTTGCAATTATTGACTTTGCATGTTATAATAAAAATAAAAAGCAAAAAAAACAAAGAAGCGTAAATTCGATTGAAGTAATTTTGTAAAATAGAATAATATGAGATCGATGTCAATAGGAGGCACGATTTCTGGAATGCCAAAAAATGGAAAGATTTGGCGCAAACACTCAACCTGCAAAAAATTTCCAAGTAAAAATTTTACAAGGGATTTTTTTGGAAGGGAGTGCCGGAATCGTGCCTCCTTTTTTTGTATTTTTGGAAAAGAATGGACGGTTTACAGAAAATGGTAGGATTTACAGAAAATTGTAAATTTAGTATGCTTGATATTATTTTCCAAAATTTGGCAGAAAAAGGGGAAGAGGGGGAAGAATTTTCCCATTAACGGGATTAAAATTTGCCCAAGTGAACGCCTATATAGCGCGCGCTCTAATTATGATTATATAATAATAATATAAACATCATACTTGATGGTATTATATGTAAATATTTATTTTTATATTGACATGAATACTATTTGTATTTATAATATATCCAAGGAGGTACGATTATGAAAGTAACGAATGAAAAATTAAAAAACTATCTTAACACAAAATCTAAAATTTTTGGCTATGATGTTAGCGAGGTTGACTTAAAGGTATCTAAAAACAAAATCTTACTCAATGGCATTTCGCTTGATGTTTGGCACAAGTTGTTATGGAGTTGGCTCAAGGAATCAAACGACAGAAGGAAAGAAGATTTCTTTGAAAGTCAAACATTTTTTGATAAGAAAACAAAAGACTTGTTAAATCTTACTTCAAATTGTTTTGCTTGTCTTTATTGTTCAATCTTAGCAGACCTTTGGTGTCAAGAATATGGTGTGTGGACTCCTGCTTGTTATTTCTGCCCAATATGTGGTGAGAGCGATTTGTGCGCAAAGGGTTGGTATTCATTATGGAATAGGAATTTTTATCCAAACTTAAAGAAATATGCAGCATCTAAAATTGAAAATCTAAAATGGGAATGGAAAGGAATCAAAAATGAAAATCAAGAATGAAAATGAAAAACGAGAATCGAAAACAAATATCGAAAATGAAAATCAAAATCAAGAATCGAATTTGAAAATGGAAATCGAAAATTAGATTTGCTTAGGAATACTTTGAGCTTGATTGCCAAAATCACAAACGATAATACAATCAAGGACATTGTGGACGATACTCTTAATTGTAAATAGAATAGAAAAACATAGGGAAACGACTCTCTGAGCGAGGAAAACGCATTGGTCGATAAATTAGTCAAGGAGGAAATAAAAATGGATAATAAACACGTTTTATCATTATTTAGTCTAATAAGTATATATTGCGATTCGGTAAATTGTGACTTTTGCATCATAAAAGATATATGCGAATGCACTTATGATGAAATTGGGATACCTTGTCATTGGGTAAAGACTATTGAAAAAAGAATTAAGAGAATTGAACAGGAAAAGTATAAAAAGAATAAAGGTAAAGGGGAATAAAAATGGATAATAAAGATGTTTTAGAGGCAATTAAAACAATAATTGAATATTGTACATCAAGAGAATGTGAGAATTGCAAAATAGAAAATATATGCGATGAAATTTTTCCAATAGTAATGCCTTGTTATTGGGATTCTCGCATAAAAATCATCGAAGAAAGGACAACATAAGAAATGAATAATAAAGACATTTTGAATAAAGTTGAATTACTAAAAGCGGCTCGAACAATGATAGAATATTGCCATAGCATGGAAGGGCATTGTGGCAATTGCATGTTCTTTGATATTTGCGGAGAGGTTATCATAAGATATTGGGACGAGTATCTACCAAAATTAAAAGAGGTTAAAAAATAATGAAAACATTCGTAATAGCTGACCCACACTTTGGTCACAAAAACATAATTCAATATTGCAATCGACCCTTTGAATCTGTGTCCGAGATGGATAAAGCCCTCATCGACAACTGGAACAAAACAGTCTCAAATGACGATATAATTTGGGTTTTAGGCGATTTTGCGCTTGCATCGAGGGATTATACCAAATCTATAATAAAATCGCTTAGAGGTCGAAAAAGGCTCGTTTTGGGTAATCACGACAGGTATAGTCAAGAGTGGTATCGAGAGGCAGGATTTGAGTTTGTGTCACCTTATCCAATACTTATTGAGAACTTTATCATTCTATCTCATGCACCACTCGAATTTTTAAATGAAAATTGCCCATTCTTTAACATCTACGGTCACGTTCATAATGACCCACGATATTTAGACTTGACAAAGAGCGGTGCTTGTGTTAGTATAGAGAGGACAGAATATAAACCGATTGAGTTAGGTGGAATAATTAAAAAGGCAGGTGAATTAAATGATTGAAATGATAAAAAAATTTTTAATACTTTCTTTAATATTTACCACAGGAACAATACTAGTAGCATTATCTATAAGTATTATACCTAAAGATGAGCTGTCATTGAAAAGTTTTATTGGTTTATTCTGCACTTTGTTCTTTGGAATGAGCGCAGTTACAGGCGCATGGCACTATATAGACAAATATATGTAAAGGAGGATATAAAATGAACGATAAAATTAAACAGCTTTGGTGGGATATTCAACATTATGGAGAGATACTAAGTCAGATTGATAAATCTGATTATGACAACTTCTACACCGAGCGGATTCATAAATACCAAAACGAGATTTACGAATCCGTTATGTTAAATGGGGAGTTGATTGTATTACTCAAACGATACAACTATGAAATTTATTCATATGCGAATGGCGAGAAGTTGCTTGATAGAACATATTGGCTACCTGTTGGGCTAGAGATTGTAGATACATTAGGAGGAGAATCATGTTAGTTTTAATTGGTTTAATTGTAAGCCTTATTGTCGCGTTAATTATAGCAAAAATTCTTAATCGAAAGTTTTTCCTAATATGGCTTTGTATAGTTGCCACCATAGGGGCAAGCGCAATTTCGACTTTAACCATAATAATGATTATAGAATATGGCATTATAAACAAGTCAGTGTTGTTCTTTATAGGGGCTATAGCGTGTTGGATTAGTGTAGTTACGATGTGGATGAGTGTTTATGTAATGTGGAAAGGTAGGATGTAAAGTATGAATAGTGATAATATTTTCTTTTTGTTTATACTATGTGTAATTATAGGGATACCATACGGACTTTTTATTGAAGTTCCATACAGCGAAAGCAAACGAGAAGCTAACAATATAATCAAATTTCGTTCATTCTTGGCGTTTTATCAGGTGAATACAAATAAGTGGAAGCTAGAAGAAGGATTTGTAATATATAGATATAAAATTACAGATGATAATTACTATTCTGATTTTATGTGTCCTATATATCCAGCATATAATGAATATTGTTTTAGATTTAACCTAATTGATTTTGTGCGTTATTCTATATGGAAAGCATCTAAAGATAGAAAAGCGAGGCAAAATGCACGAGAACAAGCTTATAAAATTCAACTAGCACAAGATGTTCGAGAATACGAAGAATTTATTGAATGTATGAAACGGGATTTAGAACAATTCAAACAATCAAAACCATGGGAGGATATGAAATGAAAAATTTTAGTTATGCAAAAGAACGAGCATACAGATTCCATAAAAAGAAGTGGCACGTTATTGGTGTCGGTAAATACTCTTGTTATATATGGTCGATACCATTGGTTCCGTTCATATTGGCATACGACAAATGGAAAGAACATCTTTGGGAATCGTGTAAATGGAATGAGAAAAAAGCTAAAAAGGTACTAGATTACGCATTGCCATATTTCTTAGATTATGATTGTGAGAAAAATGAATATAGTTATTATTCTGAATGGAGGTATGCTGGTTGGAATTTTGCAAAACATGTACCGATTGGTTTGAAAACATTCACTAGAAAGTTTATGCAAGAAATTAAATATTACTTATTTAATGGATATCAAAAAGACAGCTATGAAAAATGGGTAGAAAAACCAAGCATGTTCGATCGAGGTGTATATGTTGTTTTTAAGGAAACAATTACGGAGGAGTATAAATGAAAAATTTTAAAACAGAGTGGACAGGAAGTTATCCAAATTTATGTTCCGGCGTATGGAAACTTTATGTTGACGGAAAAGATAAAAGTGATTTGATTCCCGAGAACTTGCGAGATTATCCAATGGGCACGGTAGGTGTTTATTGGACTTGGAATTTTGATGATGGTTGGGGAGAGATATGGGAAAGTTACATAGATGGATTTGAGTGCAATAATTGGATTAAAGAGAATGATTATTGGATAAACAAAATTGCTGATTGCTACGATGAAAAGGTGGCATTATTCAAGGCGTTTTAAGACCAAGATTTTCGCACATGTAGCTGCGGTGGATGTATCTAAAATTTTTTCAAATAATCCCTTGACATTATCGTTTCTTTATGTTAATATAGATATATCAAAGGAACGGAGGGTAAAATAATGGAAAGCAAATTAAATTTATACATCAATACATTACAATCTGAAAACACCAAGAAAGCATACAGACGTAATATTGAGTCTTATCTCAACACATGCGACACTATCACACTTGAATCCTACTTAACATGGACGGCAACTATCGCAAGCGAGTCTGGTGCGACACAATACCAAAAAATCATGGCTGTCCGTGGGTTTATTGGGTTCTTGTTCGACTTAGGTGAGATTGATAGCGAAACTTACATGAAGATTAAAAAGCAAAGAACACCAAAAGTAAACAACGCAAAGAAACTCCCGCTTAGTGCAGAACAAGTCAATGCAATCGTTCGTCAAGCAAGAACCCCAAGAGAAAAAGCTATGCTTATGATATTGTTCCATACTGGCATGCGTATTGGTGAGCTGTTGAATATTAAGTTATCAGACATCAATTCAGAGGGTGTAATCAAGGTTGTGGGCAAAGGCAATAAGTTCAGATATTGCTACATCAACGATGAAACAATGGAAGTTATAAAAGACTATCTCAATGTTCGTAAAGAGAGCGAATATAATAACCTCTTCATTGGCAATCAAGGAAAGCCAATGCAAGAGCAAAATTTTAACAAGACGATCAAACTCCTTGCCGAACGTGCAGGAATTGATGTTGAGGCTTTGAACTTTAGTTGCCACTCGACAAGACACACAACAATCAGTATTTTGGCTGAAAAAGGTGTAACGATGCCCGTATTGCAAGAGATTGCAGGACACGCAGATATTCGCACCACAAAGAGATACATTGATAATAACCCAATGGCTGCAAGAGAAGCGATTATGGGATTGAGTTTTTAGGAGGTAAACATGGTTAAGACACAAATTCACGATTTACGAGACGGAGACACTTATACTGAATGGTTCGATGACAAAAATGAAATGTTCGATTGTATAGTCGATTGGTACCCAGATTGTGATAGGACATTTAAACAAACAGATAATGGCGAATACATAGTTCAAATTGACGATTTAGAAAAATAGAAAGGAGACAAAAAATGAACAGGGATAAATTTGATCGCAACTTAACTTTAATACTTATAGCAATCGTTATGGCGTTCTTTTTGGTTATCATGCCAAAGAACGCCTACGCAGAAATTAACCCGAACCAAATTGCAAGTGATTACAACATGGAACTTTGGGAAATGTGGACGCACGATACCGCTAACTCACAAAAGATGACTTACATGGACTATCGAGCCATTACCAACAAAGCATCTAATCAATACAAATTTCAACAACGTGACGATGTGTGGGTTGATGAATATGGGTTTTTGGTGCAAAACTCTGAATGGTATGTTGTAGCGATGGGCAGTTATTGGGGGAAAATAGGAGATAAATTCATTATTCACCTAGAGAACGGTGAGATTATTAGTTGTGTACTTGGGGATATTAAGTCCGATAGACACACAGATAGACAAAATTATGCACATGAAAGCGATGGGCATGTGGTTGAGTTCTTGATTGATAGTGGCTCACCATATATGAAAAAAGTTGGTATGTCAAAGCATGGACTTGTGAATAAAGTGTTTAAACAATGGGATAGTAAGATTGTGGGGATTTGTAAAATAAAGGAGACGTGGAAATGAAAAATTGGGAATTTTATGAAAAAGAATTGAGAACATATGGTCTTTCTTTTGCTATGGAAGATAATCAAATATGCAATTGTGCATTTGTTTCATGTGACAGATGTATGTTTAGTATGAGTGAAACATACCCATGTGATACAGTTAGGGTAAAGTGGTTATATCAAGAATACAAAGAACCTGTTGTCTTGACTGATGATGAAAAATCATTATGTAAATTGCTTGGTGAAGGTTGGATTGCAAGAGATAAAAATGATTATCTACATTGGTATGAACGCAAACCCTATAAAGGCGATTGCACATGGATACGAACAAGACAATCAAGGTGTGTGAATATAGGTGGTATTTTCCCTCAATGCAAATTCGATTTTATCAAATGGGAAGATGAAGAACCTTGGGAGGTAAAAGTAGATGACTAAAGAAAAACTTTCAAATTGTGGTTGGGACATAGTTCACGATGATAATTTTAACATGATTACATTTGAAAAAAGCGACACAGGTTTTTTATTTCTTGTTTCGTTTGATATGGAAGATGGTCAAATAATCGCTAGGGGCATGTATGACGAACCAATATTTGTAAATTTAGAAGAAATGAAATTGATGATTCAATATTATGAAAGTTGGAAACGAGGTGAATTTAATGACTAATTATGAAAAGTATAGAAGTGAAATTGAGAAATTTACTTGTTTAGGAATAACTTTTGGGTTTAATAAAGTAACTGAAGAATTTGATACTTGTTACAACATTAAATGCAGAAGTTGCATGTTTTTTGATATAGGAAATTGTATCAACAATAAAATGAAATGGGCTTATTCCGAATATATTGATAAACCAGAAGAAACTGACTGTTCAAAAGTGACAGTTGATACACCAATATTGGTAAGAAATTCAACAGATAGTGATTGGTATTACAGACATTTTGCAAAATATGAAAATGGAAAAGTATATGCTTGGCATGATGGGCTCACATCTTTTACTATTTATAACAATGATTTCGTAGCTTGGTGGCTCTATGCAAAATTAGCGGAGGTAGACAATGGAATTTAATTATTTAGTTGAAAAGAAAAGAATGTTGAACAGCTTAGGGAGAGTAGGCGGTGACTGTGATGCAGTAGCATGTACTATGTGTCCGTTGTCGTCGCATATGAACGGTTATAAAGTTACTTGCAGTCATCTTGAGATTGAATACCCTATTGAAGCAACAGAAATTGTTCGCAAATGGGCTGAGGAACACCCGCGAAAAACAAGAAAAGATGTTTTGTTCGAGAAATTCCCAAATGCAACGTTAATGGATAATAATGGGGGTTATATGATTTGTGCAGAATATCTTGGTTTATGTTCTAATTGTGAAAGCAATAATTGTGCAAAATGTTGGAATACAGAGGTAGAATAATGGGAACAGTAATATGTAAAGCAAAGAAAAAAGGCATCGTGAAACGCAGAGGTAAACCGACAATAGAATTTTATATAGATGAAAAGCCACAGTATTATTGCTATGGTTACGTAGATTATTCAACAGATGAACCACTAGAGGATTGTAAACGATGCAAGGATTTTGTAGAACTGGCACAAGAGGATTTAGAAAAATATATGGAGAGTGAGCATGAATGAAACACATTGAAACAAATAAATGGTGCATAAGCGATAATGGCGAAATTTTTACTGATGATTATGAAAATAAAGAAGAAGCGATTGAAGTTGTCAAGTTTGATTATGGCGTAGATATGTATATCGGTCGTAATGTAAAAATTGAATTTGACGAACAAGATATTTTGATTCCTGATATTGAACACGAATTGTCTGAAAAATTGTTCTATGAGGTCGGCGAAGCATCTGAATATTGGGAAATACCAAGAGACATAATGAAAAAATTTACTGAATCATACGAAAAATTCGTGATTGATTTTATCAACAAAAATGGATTGCAACCTACATGTTATAAAGTTGTTGATATTGAACAAATACAAGCAGGTGAGCAGGAATGATAAAATGCAAAGATTGTATTTTCTGCATCAGAGAAAAATGCGTTAATCCAGAATCGGATGAAGACGGAATGAAAGTATTCGAGGAATACGATAGCTGCAGCGCTGGTAAAAAAAGCACATTCGGAATCAATAAACTGCAGCGGATTGCACTAATAAAGGAGCGTGAGCAGAACGATGATTAAAATTTTCAACGAAGATTGCATGAAAACAATGGGGAAAATGGAAAGCGGACAAATAGATGTCATACTTACGAGCCCGTTTTACAACACGAATAAGAAAGCTGGTAAAAACAGAACTCTGCAAAATACGAAAGTTAAAGAAGGACAGTACGACTATGTTAGATATGATATGCACATTGACAACATGACGGATAACCAATATGCAGAGTACACAGTGGGTTTGTTCAATGAGTTTGATAGGGTTCTCGGTATGAACGGTTGCGTTTTATACAACCTCTCATACGGTGCAGAGAACACAGAATGTATGTTTAAGGCTATAAATGCAATTATTACAGAAACAAACTTCACTGTTGCAGATGTAATTGTATGGAAGAAAAAAACAGCCTTGCCTAACTCATGTAGCCCTAACAGGCTTACAAGATTAACTGAGTTTGTTTTCGTGATATGCAGAAAATCAGAATTAAAAACATTTCACATGAACAAGAAAGTTACATCTATAAGGAAAACTGGGCAAAAGGCATATCAAAACATTTTCAATCTTGTCGAGGCTAGAAATAATGATGGGGCTTGTCCTTACAATAAGGCGACCTTTTCATCAGAATTATGCGAAAAACTTTTATCCATGTACTGTCCTAACGGTGGCGTTGTTTATGACCCGTTCATTGGAAGCGGAACAACGGCAGTTGCGTGTCAAAGAATGGATCTAAGTTGCTACGGAAGCGAAATATCAAAAAATCAAGTAGAATTCGCAATTAACAGGATAAACGAAGAAACGGTAGATAGAACTAAAGGAGCGTGAGCGGGAATGAAGAACGGCAACTATAAAATATGTGACCGCTGTAAATTTTCTCAAAGTGGATGTGCAGAATGGAATAAAAAGAAATCGTTGATACCTGATTATTGTACGCATATGGAATATAAGAAAAGTAAAGATATACAAAAGGGGTGTGGGCAAAAATGAAAATAGGTTACATTCAAAAATATGATTTGAAATTGAACCCACATTTAACAGAAAAGTTTAAATTTAGAGAAGCTACATTTACAAGGAAAATTTCAAGTCGCGGAGACAAAGTTTATTCTAAGATGTTACAATTTCCTATTGAATATGAAGAAATTGTTGATAACGCAGAAATTATGAAAAAGCACAATAATCTTATTTTAGTGCAAGAACCATTTTTACTTGATGATGAATTAAAAGAAAAGGTAGTTAATTGGGTGGAATGGGCAAACAAAGCAGCACCAAATGAGTACGACCCATTTGCGAAGGAGTATGGAGAGGAATGGAAGTAGTAATTATTAAACATTTTGTAAATAAAGAATTAAATTGGGAGTGTGGGTATTATTTAGTAAATGGAACAATCGTAATTCAAAATGGTGAGCATTGGAGAGCAATTCCACATATGTATAATGAGTCGATTATGGAATGTCTATGTGGCATAACGCAAGAAGCAAAAGATGCAATTAAAGAAGCGCTGACAAAGGAGGTTGGAAAATAATGATAAAAATTATTAGAGGAGATGATTGGTGCGAAGTTATTGATAACGATAAGTTGATTTTCGAAGGTCATACTTTAGAAGATGCTTTAGAAGCATACCTTGATTATTATGCAATAGAATATCAAAAAGAATGGAGTGAAGAAGATGACTAAATCAGAACTAAACGAAATTATGGATAAAAGTAATTTTTTCATTGATTCCAATAACTTATACGATATGCAAATTTTAAATGCTCTATATGCCCAAACACATGCTTGTGCTAATTGTGCCGAATCTGATTTTAGTTGTAACGGAGCGAGAATCTATTGTCTTAACCATGGTTGTTATATGAAGTTTGAGAATTGTTGTAGAGATTGGAAGGAGGAAGAATGACAGTAGAAGAATTAAGAGCAGAAGCCGATAAGATGGGCTATATGATATCAAGAAAGCCGGAACGTGTCCCACATGGAAAGTGTGAATGTGGTGGTCTAGGTCGAGCTAAACACCATTTTGTTGGTAGTGAACTTTGGGCATTTATTGTTTGTGATGAGTGTGGAGCAAAGACGCGAGATTATGACAGGGATAGCAGAGCATGGAAGGCTTGGAACAAAATGATGGGATACAATAAGGAGGAGGAAGATGATTGAATTAACGAAAAGTGAAGTAAGCTCCTTGATAGACTTTATCGAGTTTAATATTTTTAATGTAATAAGAAATGACGAAGAGATTGATAGCGTCACATGGTTAGACAATATGATGTCGATTTATAGAAAATGTAAGGAGACACTAAATGACTGAACACTATGATCCATGCGAAGAATGCAGGGCACTCGGAGACGATTATTATTATGACGATAATGGAGAGTTACAGTGTAATTGTGACGATTGCCAATGGTTTGTATTATAAATACTGGAAAGGAGAAAAGATGAATGAAAAAATTAAAATTTGAATGGTATGTACTCAACGAGAACTTCAATCACAATCACTCTATTGAGCCGTATAATATTTTTAATAACATTCGAGTTAATGAGGAAACTAACGCTCTTTGCGTCAAGTATAAGCGCGATAAAATGACTTTCGAGGACTTTACCGAAGAGCTTCGTAAGATCATTATGTGGCAAGAATGGAGTAGGTGTGAATATGAAATCTTGGTTAGTAGCATGTTCGACGATAAAAGAGAGCATGAGAAAAAGATTGATTGCTACGAACAGGCATTGCCGAATATCAAGATTATTGCCAAGTATGTTTTAGAGGAATACTACCCAAGACTAAAAATTTCACTCGACACAAAAGAATTAGATTGACAATTTAACTCAAAATCTTTATATTATAACAAAGGAGGTGCTGTATGAGCGCATTATATGAAATTGACCATAATTTGTATGAGCTTTTAGAGAATGACATGGTTGTAGATGAGGAAACGGGCGAGATTTTGTTTGAAGATTCCGACATTGACAACTTACTCTTATCTCGTGACCAAAAACTCGAAAATACAGCTTGTTACATTAAAAACCTTATGGGAGACATTGACAAAATCAAAGTTGAGGAAAAAGCCCTAAAAGAACGCAGACAAACTAAAGAAAAAAAGGTCGAGAGGTTAAAGAGTTATCTTGCAAATTCTATGCTTTTGTTTGGCGATAAGAAATTTGAAACTCCAAGAGTTGCCCTTTCATTCAGAAAGTCTAAACAAGTTGAAATTGCAGAGGGGGCTGATATTCCGGGAGAGTACATGACGATTAAGGTTGAGGAAAATCCGAACAAGACAAAACTCAAAGACGCAATCTTAAAGCAAGGTTTAGTAATTGATGGGGTTAAAGTAGTAGAAAAAGAGAATTTACAACTTAAATAAGGAGGGGCAAATGGTAACAATTTATCGAGTAAATGATAAGGAGTTCAACACTTACGAGGATGCAAAAGCATATGAAGAAGAACTCGAGCAAAAAGAAAAAGAACGCATTGAAAAGGAACAAAAGAAGCAAGAGCGCATCAAAGAAGTCGCTAATGCAGCCAATGAATATATGCGGCTCGTAGAAGCATATGAAAAGGACTACGGCAAGATTGGCGTAAAAGAAAATAATAACTTGAATAATAATTGGAATGCAAAAGTAAAAGAGTACGAAAGTATTATTGATAATTTTTTAAAGTTTTTTTATTAAAGAAAGGATAAGTTATGGCAGTTAGAGAAACATTTAGCAAATTCAAAGCAGTTGGAAGATTAAAAGAAGAAAAATTAGAAATTGTAGACGGGAAGTTTGATGACGGTGTACCATTCAACACTATTCGTGGTCGATTCGTGATTAGTGTTGGCGATGGTGAATACACTTGTGAAGTTTACACAAGAGATAAGTTTGCAGGCGAAGAACACAAAGATAACAGCGACTACAAAGCATTTGCAGAACTCAAAAATTGTGCTATCGATACACCGATTGAAGTCCAAATTAGAACGAATCGTTTTAATGACTATGTTGGAAAGAGCGGGAAGCTCGCAAGTGTTGATTGTCTCAATGTAAATCGTGTAAAGATTCTTAGCGAGCCTTCCAATGAGGAAAAGTTTGAGGGTGCAATCGAGGGTATGGTTACAAAGTGTGTACCTGAATATCGTAACGAAGAGGAAACTGGTCGTTTACTTGTAGAAGTCACAGGTGTAGGCTATGGCGAAAAGGCATTGCCTCATGCTCTTATTGTAGATAGTGAGCTTGCAGATGGGTTTAAAGATATGTATGAGATTGATTCTCTTGCGACTTTCTATGTTGCTATTAGTACCGTAGAGTATGGAGAAAAGAAAACTACAACTACAGGCGGTTTCGGTAGAAAAGCAGATATTAACACTGGATTTACGAGAGTTGAATGGTTTATCATTGGTGGTGAGGAACCTGTCGATGAGGAACAAGTAAACAATAAGGGTGAAAAATTATATATTGATCCGAAAGAAATTAAGAACTTGCTCGAAGAGCGCAAGATTGAACTCGAACAGATTTTGAAAGAATCTAAGAACAAAGCACCAAAAACTAAAGCAAAGCCAAGTTTTAAAGATATGAGTAAATCAAGTATGGCAGATGGTAGTCCATTTGATGTTGGCGAGAATCCGTTTCTGTAGGAGGTGAGTAGATGGCAGATATGTTTGATATTTTTAATCCACCTAAAACAAAAGTTGTTAAAGGTGTAGACGGAAAAATGCTACTCGTGCATTCAAATTCGTGTAAAGTTGCCAAGACACTTGTTGGTTCGCAGATGCCAAAACCATTTTATTTGCGTTTTGAACAAGGGGCAAATTTTATTGATGGTATGCCATTTGCTCCATTGACGTCTTGGACGGATTTTAAGAAGGTCGCTAAGATGTTGACTAGCACAAAACCACAGAAGGTTGTTGTTGATGGGGTCGAAAAAGAAGTTACACCAATGGATTTATATAAAACTATTATTGCAGATACATTCGATGTTGCGATTAGATGGTGTAAAGACTTTGTTTGTAAAAAGTACGGTGTTGAAAAACTTGGTGATGGTAACAATGGTTATGGCTTATGGCAAGAATATGCAGACGAATGGTTTAATACTTGGAATCCTTTAATGAATGCAGGATATTTTATTTATGGTATTTCTCACTCTGAAATCAAGAAAATTAAAGATGGTCGTACTGGTGAGGAAGTGGAAAAGTATGCTCCAAAAGGCGATAAGAGAACCATTGATTTAATTATTGAAACCGTTGACTTTATTGGATATGTTAAAGCTAATGGTGTTGACGAAGAAGGAAATGTAATTCCATCTAGCATCTATTTTGCTGAAACCGATGAATACCTTGCAGGTTCAAGACTTGATACTATGCCATCTGAAATTAAAGTGTTTTCTGCGGAAAATGTTCAAAATGCAATTAAAGAGGCTATCGAGAAAAAAGAAAAACAATCGGGTAATGCTGCAATTAGTTACGAAGAGAAAAAAGCAGAAGAAGCTAAAAAAGAGTGGACTCATAAAGAAATTCTCGATGCTATCAAGCCGTATTTGCAAGCTTTGTGGGATAAATACGCCGAAGATGTTACAGATATTATGACCAACAACCTTGGCGAAGATGTAAAAATCACAGCCACAACCAAGAAGCAAATTCCGCAACTTGAAATGGTGCTGTTTGACCTCAAGAATTTAGCCAAGGATAAAGGTGTAAAAGTTGAGTAGGAAATACACGCCTTCAACAAAACAACAAGATGCAATAAAAGATGACATGATTGGAGTAAGATTTGGACGCTTAGTCGTTCAGTCTTACTCACATGCAGAAAAGAGAAAAGATTGTAATGGATCAAGACATTATTATAATTGCTTATGTGATTGTGGTAATACTTGTGTAATAGAACGAAATTCTTTAAGATCTGGGAATACATCTTCATGTGGTTGTATTCGCTCTGAAATGCTTGCGAAGAGAAATAAGGAAACAGCGTCTTTGAATGGTGACAGTAAAAGATATAAGCGAATGCACAATAGTTGGTCGGCTATGCTAAATCGTTGTGAACATACAAATAATAAAAATTATGATTTATATGGCGGTCGTGGAATTAAAGTTTGTGATGAATGGCACAAATGGGAAGTGTTTAGAGATTGGGCTTTAAATAATGGATATCAAGACGGTTTAACCATTGATAGAATTGATGGTGATGGTAATTACGAGCCATCAAATTGTCGCTGGGTAACAATGGATATTCAAGCTAATAATAAATCTAATAATAAGTACATCACTTACCAAGGTCGTACACAATCTCTTGCTGATTGGTGTAGAGAACTTAATCTTGATTATTTCCGTACTAAAGCAAGGCTTAATTCTTGTAACATGACCCCAGGACAAGCATTTGAGTTGCCAAAATATTACACTCAAAAAGAATGTGATAACAAAGTTTCTGAAAGGAATAAAGTTGGCAACATCTAACTCTACAAAAATTTCCCCCTTAATAGGGGGATTTTTTATAAAATAGTGTTGACAATCTCTCTCGAATGGGTTATAATAAAGAAAATAAAACAAGCAATGGCGAAAGGAGAATTAAAATGAACGCAAAAGGCGAAGTTGAAAACATGATTGTAGATGCTTACAAAGACAATGTTCGCAAAACCTACATCAAACATATGGTGCAGGGATATGAGGTAGCAATGCAGACGATATATGATTATCTTAAAAGCCACACGAAAAAGGATACGTTAGAGTTTTGTAAAAAGTGCTTAGAACGAGAAAATTTAGATAAGATGGAGGGAATAAAATGAATAAAAATTTAATGTTTTCTAGTAAAAGAATGGATTGGGAAACGCCACAAGACTTTTTTGATAAATTAAATGTAGAGTTTCATTTTACTCTTGATCCATGTGCCAATGAACAAAATGCAAAATGTAAAAAATTCTATACAATAGAACAAGATGGATTAGCGCAAAGTTGGCAAGGGGAAATAGTTTTTTGCAATCCTCCTTATGGGCGAGAATTGTCAAAGTGGGTTGAAAAAGCGTACAAAGAATCGAGAAAGCCAAATACGATTGTTGTAATGCTAATTCCTGCTAGAACAGATACAAAGTATTTTCATCAGTATATTTATAAAAAGTCAGAAATCAGATTTATTAAAGGCAGATTAAAATTTGGCAATAGTACGAATGGAGCCCCATTCCCGTCTATGGTAGTTGTTATGAAAAATGCGGAGGGTTAAAATGAGCGAGAATTATATTGTAATCAATGGTAAGAGAGCCGAGTTGACAAAAGAACAAATGGAGCAGCTTGGGATTGAGGCTGAAAAGGATAAGAGATGGAGGGCAAAAGATGGTGGGTTATATTTTTATGTAACAGATGGTGGTATAGTATCATATGCGAATGAAAGTAACAACTACGCAGACAAGTTTATGTATTTTTCTCATAATTATTTTGAGTTTGAAGGAGAAGCTAGGATTTATGCTCGGGTGCTTGAAACAGAAATGTTGTTGAAAAAGTATGCCGATGAACATAATGGGGAGTTTGGAAACCTTAAATACTATCTTTTTTGGTTGAACGCAGAGAATGAGTTGCGAATTGATCTTGTATCATCTTATTCTTATAGAACTCGAGTTATATTTTTTTCATCGAAAGAAATTGTTCAAGATGTAATCAAAGAAATCGGCGAAGAACGCATTAAAGAATACTTAACATACGAATGGTAGGTGGTAACATGAAAGTTATTGATTTTGACAAAAAAGGTAATGTTGTTCGCTTTTATCTAGGTGATGATAATTGTAACGACTATTGGGGTGATGATTGGAACGATACACCATATGAACACAATGCAGGTTCAGTATATGATAGATACATCACTAAATATATTGACATATACTTTCCGTTTGATTCATTGGTGCTTGAACCACAAGATGATTGGAGAAATAATTGTAACAGCCACTATTCTAAAGAAGACATGAAAAAAGGCTATGTTCCTTGCATTATCGTAGTACCTAGCGAGCTTGCGGGAGAAACGTACGATGACACTTTTGGATATTGGATTGGCTCAAAGAACATCGAAAAGTTCTACTTTAATGACACCGAACAAAAGCTAAAAGATTGTCATTATATGTACACAGAAAGGGATATAGACCATGAACAAGAAGTGTGAAACGATAGTTATTCAAGAGTGTAATTACGAAACATACGAGGACTACAAAAGAGCAATTATCGACTTAATAGACACGCTCGTTAAAAACGATTATGTTGTCGTTGTAAGACAAGAGCTAAACAATATGATTATTGAATATAATTTTATTGACGAAAATTTGTCCGATAGCAGGCTCGTATGGCTTGGTTGCGATGAATATGTTATGAGCGATGAGTGTTTTACACTTTCTGAGGGGGATGATAAAGATGAAGAATATTGATGCTATCCAAGCGACAATAGATCGAGTCAAAAGCAAGTATAATGTTGCCTATGACGAACTTGACGAAACTTGGAACGACTTCACCATTAAAGAGTGTCCGAATTGGCGTTTTGGATTATATTGCTATGAGGACAACGAAGATGCACCAAAGAAAGAATTATCTTACTTTTGCCAAAATGAACAAAATATCAACAAGTTCAAGCCAAGTTGGAGCTACATTAAAAAAGACATTACAGTATACGATGACGATATTGAACAAGATGGATATTGGATTCATGGTATTGACTATATTATGAATAGCATAGATTTTATCCATAAGCACCCTATTCGAGCATGGGCAGAAGATTATTATGGATACATGGCTAATTGCGTTTATTTGCCAAGTTACAAAGTTTTCTTCCAATGGGTCAAATATAGGTTACATGAAGGTAAAAAGAACCTTATAAAGAATACACTAAACAAAAGGTTGCTTCGATGGTTCAAAAAGAATATAGTTCCATACATCTATGAATTTTCTGCCGTTGATGAAGATAATCCACCAATTAAAGGCAAGGTTAGAATCTTTGATTTTGGCGAGTTTAATGGATATAGTGTTATTTATGAGCTTGACGAGCAGGAAGAACGTCCACATGGGTTCTATAATTGGTTCACAGATGTAGATAAGGATTGCAAATTATCGCAAAAGTTCGATAGTTTTTGCGACAAGTACAAGAAAATAGCCGACTTTTTTGGAGTTTATTGGAGTAATCCATTTGACTATTCATACCAATATTTATATGAAAGGGAAATTCCTTATGAGTTCGCAAGTGAAGTGTAGATATTGTGGAGCGATGGTTGATAAAGATTCAGCATACCAAGATAAAGAGCGTAGGGGTTACTATTTTTGCAACCATGAACATTTTATCAAAGACAAGGAAAAAGTCGCTAAAAAAGCCACCAGCGAGCCTAAAGTGCCTATTCGACCGCAAGCCTACAATGAACTTATCGCTTATGTGTACGAACTTTATAACAAGAACATACCGAGCTTTGTTTTCAAGCAAATAAGCGACATGACAAAGCGAACCACAAAGCCATTCACATACAAAGGTATTGAACTCTCCTTGCGCTATTGGGTGGATACTCTTAACCATGGATTCGATAAGAATAATGGGCTTGGAATTGTAGAGTATGTGTATGATGAAGCAGAACAATTTTGGAAAGATAGGCAAAGGGTGGCTAGGGCTGCACAAGAAATGCAAGGCGATAATGTAATTACACAAGGTACAAAGACAAATGTAGAAGCCCTAAAGTATAGAATTAAGAAAGGTGGTAGACATAATGTATAAATCATATTTTGGTGCAAGCATAGAGAAGCACCTATCTGAACGATGGAAAATTGGTGTAACTATTGTTCATATGTATATGGAAACATACCTTTGTGTTGACTTAGTGAAACGTCAATTAAGAATTGGTAAGTTATGTAGGTGGGAAAATGATTGAATTTTTAAAAAAACTTGCTGATGAAGGAATTAAAGTATCTATTGATACAGAGATTCATGGCATGATGAAAATTAAATTAACTCATGGAGGTAATCACTCATATTATCTTGATGATTTAAAAGAATTAGTCCAACTAAGCCTACCAGACGGTGCTTTTATTGAATTACTCTATCGCGCATATGATGAATTAAAAGAATTTGAGGCAAAACAAAATGATTTATAATCGTATAGCTGCACAAATGGCTCTTGGTATGATAATGAACAATGTATCTATTCTTTATAACACTAGGTACAAATTATCTCCCAACGATTTCAAACCCATCTTGTGGCAGTATTATTTATTCAGCGCAATCGAGATTATTGCCGAGAGTGGGTGCGAGGAAGTTGACGAAAACACAATTACCGCATTTCTGCTTAGTAGTGATAAGTACAAACCAATGCTTGAAGTGCTAAAAGAAAATAGTTACAGTGAGTTCATACGAGCTATTAAAGAGGCTGTAAAGGACGGGAATCAAAGTTTTGATTATTATTACGACCAAGTAAAAAAATACTCTCTTGTGCGTGATTACAAGGCTCAAGGGTTTAATGTTGATGTTATTTATGACGAGGGCAAAGACGAGGCGGAACAAAAGCAAAAGCTCAACTCGATGGGGATCGAAGAAATCTTAAGCCACTTTGATTCAATCCAAGTTCGCATGAAGTCAGAGTATAGTAAAGAAGCACCGATTGAGGAAAGTTGGGTGGGCGAAAATACACACGAGTTACTAGAGCTATTTAAGCAAACTCCTGCGACCGGTTGTGTTCTTAATTCGCCCTATTTATCCACGATTTCAGCAGGTTGGCAAAGAGGGCACTTAATCTTGCGCACTATGCCAAGTGGCACAGGTAAAACCGCTCAAGCCATTGGCGATCTATGTTTGGTATGTTGTAAGAAGATATGGGACGTTAAGAAGAACAAGTATGTTGACAATCCACAATATCAAGGCAAAGGATTTTATATTCATACCGAGCAAAAGCAATGGGAAGAGGTAATGCCAAGGTTCTTATCGTATATCTCAAATGTTGAATGTTACCGTATTATGCGAGGGCAGTTGACCGAATATGAGGAACAAAAGGTTGAAGAGGCAGGTGCTATACTTAAAGATAGTGGCATAAGGCTCATCAATCTGCCACAATTTACTATGAAGTCAATAAGAGATACAATTAAGAATATGGTGCTACAATATGGATGTACCTATGGGATATTTGACTACATCTTTGATAACACTAACTGCATGCAAGAATACCGTCAAAAGGTTGGGAATAGCGGCAGGCAAGACATGATGTTCCTTGCGGTGGCTACTGATCTTAAAGAAATGGCAGAAGAGTACAATATTGGTCTAATGTCAATGACACAAACCAACGGCAAAGAAAAACAAATAGGGAATGAAGCTGCCGATGAAAGTTGTGTATTCGGTAGTACACAAATGAAGAATAAGCTGGATACGGGTCTTGTAAGTTTGATTCCTAAAAAATCAGAACTCGAACTTATTGCACCACTCATTGATAATTCACCATTTGGAGATAAAATAAATATAAATATGGTTACAAGCGTATATAAGGGAAGATATAATAAGCACGGTGCTACAATTAAGATATGGCAACACTTAGATAGAAGCACAGGTAGGGTGATTGATTACTTTTGCACCGATGCAGATAACGAACCGATACAAGTTGACAGAACGGTGTTGGAAGGGGTTGAGTTAGTATGATTTTTTTTCATTTTACACTTTGACAAAGCCATCAACATAGTGTAAGATAGTTATAACAACACGAGGAGGTTTACACTATGAAAACTATTACAAACGAATTAAGAGCAAAGTTAATAAAATTTAATGGCGGTCTTGCAAAAGTTAAGTGGGATGAAATCTTTGACAATGAGCAGGAGCTTATCGAGGCTATGTTCAACGAAAAGGTAGTTGTAGAAAATGCGCCAATGTATTTAAGATGCAGAGGGTATGAGTACATTAAGAGCTTTAGACGTTATTATGAGAAAAATGGTTGTTTGACAGATAAGCAAATGACACAGCTTAAAAGGTTGGGTTCTCAAATTGCTTATAGGATTTATTGTTAGGAAGTTAGGAGGTAACTATTATGCGTTTATGGCACAAAGACTTAATTCAAATTTTACCAAAGAATCAACTTTTATCACAATGGAGAGAATGTTGTTGCATTGCAAGGAATATTGCAATTAACGGGCATCCAAACCATATATTAGTCAATAAGATTATGGATTATGATATCGCTCATTTTTATTCTTACACTAAATTAGTGTATCTTGAAATGAGGAGGCGCGGATATAAGGTTGACGCTAATTGCTTTAAAAAGTGGGCTGGCTATTCTTGCTTTTGGTGGAGCGGCTATTGTGTAGATAAAGCACATATTTTTGAGTGGTGGCATAATGACAGATATTTAACACAATGTTATTTTAATCTGCAAGAAAAATATGATTGTGGCGGCATCAGCGAAGAAGAATGGTTAAAGATAGGAGGGAAAAAACAATGAAAGAACAATTTACTTACAATGGACACGAGTACAAAAGAGGAGATAAGGTAAGAATTGTGTCAACCCTTTTTAGTCGAGTATACGGAGAAGATGAAGATGTTGGCAATGTTTATTCAATCATTGGTTGGTTAGAACCCAACGAACGTGACGAAGGACAACGAATCAAAGTTGAAAAAATAGAAGGTTCTAAGAGAAGATTTATAACAAAATGGGACGAATTTGAACTATTTGAAAGGACTATAGAACTTGCATTATGTTATAATAAATTCACAAGAGAACAACAAGAAAAGCTATGTAAGCGATATGGCAAAGATATTGACAACATGACAGGAACCGAATTGTTGGATTTGTTATCATTTCACTTAGACAATATTTTAGTAGAGGGATTTGAATGAAATTTTTAAACGGTTGGATTGATATACCCGATGAAGATTTAGAAAAAGACACCGATGAAGAAGTTAGAGTTTGTCAGTATTGCCAAGCAGATCCGAGTGAATGTGGTGAATGGGAAGAATGTTGTTATAATGGTGTTATAAGAGAGATGGAAAAGATGAAAAGCATGAATATAGATAAAACAGTGCAGGAACATGCTCCATGGAAAACTAAGGTAATTGATTTTAGAACAGGCGAAGTTGTGGGTTTGGAGGATTTGTAATGAAATATGTAGGAAGCAAGAACCGGCTCGCCAAAGATTTGGCACCTATCATTCAATCGTACATTGATGGAAATAATATTACACACTATTGGGAACCATTTTGTGGCGGGGCAAATATGATTGATAAGATTAAGTGTAAAAACCGCTTTGGTAGCGACATTCATCCGTATCTTATCGCACTACTCAAACAAGTACAAACTGACACAAGTGTGTTTCCAGAAACAATTACTGAAGAGGAATATAAGTCTGTTCGTACCAATCCACAAAATTATTCAGATTGGTATGTAGGATTGGTTGGATTTTGTTCATTTGGTGGCAAATGGTGGGGAGGCTATCCTAGAGGATATAAAAACGATAAAGTAACCATTAGAGATATATGCAATGAAACAATCCGAAATCTTATAAAGCAAGCACCAAACCTAAAAGGCATCAAATTTAATTGTTGTTCGTTTGAGCAAAGCGCAAAGGTTTCAAATTTTGTTATTTATTGCGACATACCATATCGCTCATCAACTAAGTACGCAACTGAAGATTTTCCATACGAACGATTTTATGATTGGGCTAGAGAGATGAGTAAGGATAATATCGTTCTTGTGAGTGAGTATTGGATGCCAGACGATTTTGAATGTATATGGAGTAAGACATTAAAGTGTACGTTAGATAAGAATAGTCGGACTGATAAAGTTGAGAAATTGTTTAAGTGGAAAGGAGAATCTAAATAAATTGGATTTATAAAATTTAACAATTCCTATGTACTAGATGATATTATTATTGCAATTATTCCAAAAATTATTACAACAGTAAGTGCAGATGTAGGTTTACATACAGAATATGCAATTCGGCTAATTACGACTGATGAAGATGTTAATGCGGAAAAGTTAGAAGAAAGATATTTAAGTAAAGAAGAACGTGACAATAAAATGTATGGTTTGGCTTACTATATGAATAGGACAAAAAAGATCAAGAAGGAGTAACCAATGAATACTAAAGCACTCAAGGAGCAACTGAATACAGACCAAATAATTGAACTGTGGGTTGACATAGATGGGCATGACGGCGATTATCAAATCAGTAATTTCGGTCGAGTAAAAAGTAAGAAAAATAATACCGAAAAAATACTGAATAATAATATAGACGGGAGAGGATATGTTTTTGTAATTTTGTGTAAGAATGGAATAAAAAAAACATATCGTGTTCATAGATTGGTTGGAATTTATTTTATTCCAAATCCTAATAATTATCCTTGTCTTAATCATAAAAATGAGAATAAGACAAATAATCATATCTCTAATTTAGAATGGTGTACATATAAATATAATGCTAATTATGGAACAAAAACAGAAAGACTTAAAGATTCATTAAAAAAATCAACAAAAAATAAAAAACAAATAGTGCAATATGATATGAAAGGGAATATTATAAATAAACACAACGGACTTAGGGAAGCGAGTAGAATAACAAATACACAAAATTCAAGTATATCGGCGTGTTGTAAAGGAAAACATATGACCGCTAATGGATATGTATGGAGATATGAAGGAGATGATTTTGATAAATTCCCATATAAATCTACACAGGAAGTAACAGTTTATCAATATGATAAATACTGGAATTTTATTGCAAAATTTGATTCTATAACACAAGCTTCAATAGCTACGGGGTGTGACAATTCTTGTATTACTAGGTGTTGTAAAGGAACTCAGAAAACTTCTTTGGGATATAGGTGGAGTTATGATAGACACAACAAAACTTAAAAAAACTTTAGATACAAATGATATTATTCTAATTATTGAAAGTCTTGGTGGTGAGATAAGAGATAGAGGAAATAACTATATTATTTTTACTTGTATTTGCTGTAAACTTCACCCCGAAGAACATAAAGCAAAGTTGTATTATTATATTGATTCTAAGCGTTTCTATTGCTATAAAGAAGGTCAGTCATACGATATATTCTCTCTCATTGAGGAAGTTTGGAATTTGCGCGATATTGAATTTTATTTTGGGGACATAGTCAATTTTATAACAATCACACTTGGCATCTCACAATCTGCCTTTGGCCCAAAACAGAACCTATCATGGAGAGATGACCTACGCCTATTCACTACCACCAAAACTATGGCAAAACACGCACAAATCTATCCTCTAAGCGACTTAAATCGTTTTGTTGATAAATTACCCTATGCGTGGATAAAAGATGGTATAAGTGTGGATACAATGCTAAAATACCATATAGGTTACTACCCACTACTCGACTGCACTACTATACCTATATTCGATAGAGAGGGCGAGTTGCTAGGTATAAGGGGCAGGTTTTGGAGAGAAGAGGATATTGAACTCGGTAAATATAGACCAATACGGACGCTTGAGAGGGATTATAAGTTACCAACTGGAAATTTGTTATATGGGTTATATCAAAACCAAGAGGCGATAAAACAAACACATGAGGTTAAACTTTTTGAGGGCGAAAAGTCTGTAATGCAAATGGAGAGCATACTTGAGCAAAACAATTCAGTAGCTATGTTTGGGTGCAATTTGAGTAAAATGCAGCTCCAACAGCTTATTGAACTAGAAGTTGAAAGGTATGTAGTTTGCTTAGATAAGTGGGGGAATGAGGACGATAAAGCAAGGTGGCGAAAGGATGTTGATAAAATTGTAAAAATGTGCAAGCCTTATGGCGAGGTTGTTATTGTAGAAGATAATGGAATATTAGATTGGAAAGATTCCCCTAGCGATAAGGGAAAGGAAGTATGGGGGAAATTGTATAAAAATTCTCTTGACAAAACAAGCCCCAAAACAATATAATATACATTAGAAAGGAGGGCGTAATGTATATTATACCAAAGTATATTATATCAAATTTAGACGAAACAAAATTTATTGCACTTGATGCGTTTGGAAAATTTACTTGGAACACCAACAAGTCCAATGCCTGCCACTACACAAAGATAAAGGCACAAAATGTAATCAATAATTGTCTAACCAAACCGACAACTAATTACAAAGTTTTGGAACACATAGAGCCGATTGTAGAGAATCAACAAACTGCAATCGACTCTATTGAAAACATTACCAAAACACATATTATGGATTGTGATTGGGACAAAGAGCTTGAGTTCGATGTGATGCAAAGCGCAATTAGCTACAAATCCATGCTAAACAGTCTTGAGAACGAGAAAATTTTGCTCAACAACAAACTAATTATACTTTCAAAAGCCATGGTAGACTTATACCACTACAAAGAGTTAAACAACAAATTGTCAGCAATTACAATATGTAGGTTACATAAGTTTGAGGTTGGTGTACTCACTAAGCGCAGAGAATGTAAAGATAGGTTGTTCTTTGTGGATAGGTTACTTGATGAGTTACATGGCAAAGACACACAACGAGACATTGACACTTTTTTAAATACACACCATGAATATCGGGTTCGAGTGCTTGATGGGCTATTTGAATCTAATAATATCGGAGATTTTGATGAATGGTGGAAAGAAGTGTTAGAAGGGAGAGGACATGAAAGTAAAGCAACTAGTTCCACAACTGAATAAAAACACATTTGCCGACGATTATTTTCGAGCGTGTGGTATTGATGATGTTGACGAGTTCAAAGAGCCTGTTGGGAAGTATGTTGGTGATGTAAGAGAGTATAGTGCAATACAAAGAAAAGTTGAATTGTTTAAGGAAAAACTTAACGAGATTGTGAAAAATAATAAGAGAGTGGTTATTATACAAGACAGTGATTCTGACGGAATATGCTCTGCCACACTTACCTATAATATATTAAGATGGTACGGAATTAAACACCATAATATTATCACATTTTTTCATTCAGACAAGACACATGGATTGACTGATGAAATTGTGGAACAAATCGTTGCGCAAAATGATATATCTATGGTGATTGTTCCAGATGCAGGAAGTAATGATATTAAACAAATCCAACAGCTAATAAATAAAGATACAATGGTAGTAGTTCTCGATCACCATGAAGTTGACAAGTCAAACTTGGGCAAGTTGGATTCACTTCAAAGACAACCAAACTTTATCATTGTAAACAACCAACTCGAACGAAGAACCAATAAGGACTTATGTGGAACAGGTGTTGTATTCAAGTTTTGGCAATCACTATGTATGAGCTTTGATGATATTGAATATTCTTATTATCTTGACCTTGTAGCACTTGCAAACATAGCTGATGTTATGGATATGCGTAATCTCGAAAACATTGTATTCAATAAGTGGGGGCTATGGAAAGGTGTAACGAATCCATTTTTGCGAGCCTTATGCGAAAAGTATTGTAAAAAAACTAATGGCATTACGCCGGAAGATATTGCATGGAATATTGCACCGAAACTCAATGCTGTGTGTAGGTCAAGTGAGCAAGAAACCAAAGCCATGGTATTTGAAGCGTTTTGTGAGATGCGAGAGGATTATGAGGAAGTAATTAAAACAATCGAGCGTTGTTATAGATATCAACGAGAAACTTGTAAAAAAATGTACGAAAAGCTCATTTCAGAGCAACATCCACAAGATAATTACGGAAAAGTCGTTATTAAATTTTGTGATAATACTCCATATACAGGTCTAGTTGCCAATAAACTTATGGAATATTATAACAAGCCTGTGTTACTTGTGCATGAAGATGAGGGTAGATGCACAGGCTCATGTCGTAGCCCTGTTCCCATTCGTGAGCAAGTCGCAGCTTTTCCCGATATTGTATTTGCTCAAGGACATGAACACGCATTTGGGGTATGTTGGAAAAGAAATGATACTGGGGCATTAGTTGATTATTTAGAGCAACTTGACCTAAACATATGCGTAGAACAAGTTGTGGCTTCAACTCTTAACCCATCAAACATTCCAACGTGGCTCTTTGGAGTTACAGAACAATATGCTCGATGTTGGGGAACAGGGGTTAAAGCCCCACAATTTTATATCCCACGCATTAGAATTAGTTCAAAAGACATCCGAGAGCTTGGTAATGGTACTACACTTAAATTCAAGTACAAAGACGTAGAATACGTCAAATTTTTCGCCTCCCACAATGATAAGGAGGCTCTAGCAATCGGCAAGAATAAGCCGTTAATCATAGATTTAATAGGTAGCCTTGGGGTAAACGAATATAGAGGTAATACAACACTCCAAGTTAAAATAGACAAGTTTGAGATTTTAGAAGAAAGGTGGGAGGATATATGGTAAAAATGGAATGGAAGAAATTTTTAGCTTGCATGGAACACATTAAAAAGTGGAGTGATACAATAGATGATCTCTATGATAATTACAACGTAGACCTTGCTGATTTATCAGTCAACTTTATTATGGACGATTTAGTTGATATGTTAGAACTAAATCTTGGTGATAAATTTGAAACAATTTCTTGGTGGTGTTGGGAGGCTGACTTTGGAAGAAGAAAAGATGGATTCACACAAATTAAAAGAGAAGATGGCAAGGTTGCGAATATTGACTCAATTAGAAAACTTTGGGACTATTTGAATGACGAGGAGGATATATGGGAAACGAAGTAGTAAAAAAGTACGTTAATGTGGAACGAGAGCTTGACTTTTGCGAGTTTAAACGTATTTTAGACAACATGAAAGCCCTTTGGCTCACAATAGACCAAGCAGAACAATGCGGTATCTCACTTGATGGAAGGCAATTTCGAGATGGTATGAGCGATATGCTCCTTATGCTTGCAACATTACTCAAAGACAAAGACAATTTACTCCCATACTTTTGTTGGGAAGAGTGTTTTGGCGAAGCAGATGGTTGCCCAGATACAATCGAAACCCTATGGAACGAATTGACAAAGTAGAAAGTAGGCAAGATTATGAAGAGAAAAGTAAGATTTTTAGTAGACCATGTAGATTTAGACCTTGATGTTGCAGTTTGCGAGAAAGATCAAGAGGAAGAAGTTGAGGTTATTGATAATGGCATCATGTTCCAAAGATGGGTAGAGCGTGAAAAGGTAGAGATTTGGTATCAATTTCCTGCTTTAGAAGAGGGCGTTTCTTACGAGTTTATTGACTAGGAGGGCTTATGGATAGTAAAGTCCTTAAAAAAGGATATATTGAGTTTTGTGGGCATAATGCGACCGAAGTTACAGGTTCGGCTAATTTAGTCAAATTCCTAAACTATAATATTCTTGTAGATTATGGTATGAGACAAACTGGCAACGAGGCAGATGACCATATTATCAACTTCAAACGTCATAAATCAATCAAGCCTAAAAAGCTCGACGCAATTATTTTAACACATGCCCATATAGATCATAGTGGATTGATACCAAAGTTGTATTCAGAGGGGGCAGATTGTCCTCTCTTTATCCCTCATGGCTCTAAGGGCTTACTTACACTTATGTGGCAAGATAGTTTAAAGATTTTCATTCAAGACTATGAGAGATATGGTATGAATCCACTCTATATGCAAAGCGATATTGACAATACTTTAGCCCATGTTGTAGAGTGTGATTTATATGACAAATGCACTATCAATGATAATATCTCATTTACCTATATCAATGCTCAACATATAGTGCTTGCAAGACAAGTATTTATGGAACTTACCGACGGGGTAAATACACATAAAGTTGGGTTCACAGGGGATATTAGTAATTACAAGTATAGGTATTGGCTCGATGACTTAGACAAGATGCCAAAGTGCGATATTGTGGTTGGGGAATGTACTTACGCTAATCCCAAACGTGTTCATAAGAAAAAAGACAGAGATAGCGACCTTAAAAAAATCGACACAGCTATACAATATGCTCTTGAAAATGGCTCAAAAGTCATTATGCCAACATTCTCTTTGAATCGTATGCAAGATATGTTGGCTATGTTATATGAGCATTTTGACGGAGAAAGCCCAATTAGAATATTGGTTGATTCGCCACTTGGCATGAGCATTTCTAGGCTATGGGGTGGGCTGATAGATAGAGATTTAGACCTATGGCGCAGGATTTGTGAGTGGGAAGATGTGTATTACATTGATGATTTTAAAGACACTGTGCATTTTAGTAAAGTAAAAGAACCGATGCTTATTTTGGCAGGTGGAGGTATGCTTAGTGGTGGTCGTGCAAGATATTGGTGTAAAGAGTGTTTATCTGACAAGGATAACTACATTGTATTTACAGGTTATTCGACTCCTGATTCACCCGCAGGTCAAATCAAGTCCGGCAAGCTAAGAGAGATTAAACTTGATGGAAAATTAGTAAAGACAAATGCTAAGGTAATCACCCTTAACTCTCTAAGCTCTCATTGTGATCATAACGAACTAATGGATTACTATACTACCATTGGATACAATAAACTCTATCTTGTACATGGCAACCAAGAGGATAAACTTAACTTTGCAAATGAGCTAAAGGAGCGATTGTCAAAAGAGTCTAAGACATGTAAAGTAATTACGACAACGAATGATACAAAAGCGCACTTATAGGAGGTTCTTATGTTTGGTGTAGGATTTGCTTGTGGCGTGATTATCACACTAATCGCCATTTATGTATTTCCATTTGATGATGGAGATGGTGTATAAAAAAATTAAAAAATAGGGAAAGTTTTTTAACTTTCCCTATTGACATATATAGCTTCTTGTGATAAGATATAGAAAACAAAGAAAACCGAAAGGAGAAAAGGTATGTTGACATCACAAAAAGAAGTTATTGAGGTATTATGGAAGTTGGAGCAAGAGTATTTTGACAAAATGATTTGTGCGATTCAAAAAGACCATAAGCCACTAGAAGAAAAGTACAAAAACAAGTGCGACGCTATTGCTAGAGCAAGAGCAGAGATTGCAGAAATGAGGTGAGAATATGTTTGCACAAATTGTTATGGGTATCGTTGGGTTATTATGGATTTTCCCATTTATATGGTTCGCATTTGGTGAAGAAAATACTTGGTGGGTGATGAGTTTGATTATATCAATCGGTGCAATCGCAGCCCTCACAGGTTTGACTAAAGTTTTTGATGCTATTGACAAAGAAACAAGGACAAAAGGTAATGACGTATTCTACCTATATGACTATACAGATTTGTGGGGTGATAAATAATGTTTATGTTCTTATGTGTATTGTTTATAATTATTCCTGCATTTATAGACTATGCGCTAATTAGAGATTTACCAAATGCTTGGGTTATGTTCGCAACACTTGGGTTTTGGCTAGTTGTAGTAATAGCATTTTCTATATCAAGAATTTGCAAGAAAGAACAGATAGAAAAGCAACAAGAGCTTGCAAAAGAAGAAATCATGCGCCAACAAGAGGAACAAGCTAAAAGAATAAAAGAAGAACGGGAAAGGGTTAAAGAAAGAAACAAAGCAGAAAGACCTAAGAACGACAGGTTTGTTATGAGGGAGGATAAAAATGTTTAGAGATGAAAGAACGTTTTGTTTATATAAGATTAAAGGTTTAGACAACAAGCCTAAGCACGAACAATGGGTTGGTAAAAAGGGTTATATCTTAGGCATCGTCCTAGCAGGCACAAAGCTAGACTTCTTAATTGCTAACACCAATGAACTTTTAACCACATCGACTATCATAGATTTTGAACTCACGCCAAATGGATACATTATCGAAACTGAAAATAGTATTTACTACTTTGAGGAGGTCGAAAATGGCGTATAAGATTGGCAAGATTACAACACATGATGGGGTGGATAAGGTTGATAAAGATTCACTCAATCGTCTTGGCAGAATTGGAGAAGTTGAGATTTGTGAATCCAACCTATTCGATTGTGAGTACATGTTGTTTAGACCAAATAACGATCCTGCTCGATCATCATATGAAGGCTTTACTACGAGTGGCATTTTAAGGATTGTCAATGGTGATAATATGAAAGTTATTGTAACGGAAAACAGTGTTTATGTATTATACGAGGTGGAAGAAAATGTTGCTTAAATTTAAAGGATCGAAAGGTTGGCGAGATATAAAGAGCAGTGTTAAAACTGTACATGAGGCTTATAGGCTAATCAATGATGACCTAAGAGAAAATTACCCCCATTTTACTAGTTACTATAAACGAACATGGATGGAAGATGGGCGATTAAAATTTGATGTAGGTGATTATAGTTGTTTTTATTATTTGGAACTTGAGGAGGGAGAAGAATGGGAAAACGTGGTGCAGGAATCACTGTTAAGGTAAAAAAACCATTTCATAACGAAAGTTATTTTGCCAATATGTCATATTATTTTTGTGGAGATTTAGTTCCACAAGATGAAGAATTTGATATATGCTATTGGGAAAAGAAAGATGACATTGTAGAGCAAATTTGGAATAAATTAGAAAGCAGACCAGATTATTTTACAGATACGGTAAGTGGTAAACATGTAGCAAAATTAGGTGTAAGTGAAATTGGGGATATTTTAAGTGTTTTATTTGAATCGTTATGCACAGATTGGGTACAAACAGAAAATTCATTCTGGTGGACGAAAAAACAGATTTGTTCACTTGTGTATGTTGAAACTTTGTTAAATCAAGGTTTGGTTGAGGTAGAATGGTATGATTGGTGGTAAGAATTATACTGTATTGCATTGTCATACAATGTTGTCTAACGGAGTAACAAACATTGATTCTGTTACAAAGTACACAGACTATATCAATAAAGCTGTCGAGTGTGACATGAAAGCATTGGCGTTTTCTGAGCATGGAAGTTTTTTTGAGTATTTGCACAAAAAAGAGGCATGTGAAAAAGCTGGGTTAAAATATATCCACGCAGCAGAATTTTATGTAACCAAGTCGCTTGAAGAAAAAGTAAGAGATAATTACCATTGTTTGCTTATTGCTAAAAATTACGAAGGATTCAAAGAGTTAAATAAATTATCAAGTATATCGTTCAATCGTGAAGATGGGCATTTCTACTTTGCGCCAAGAATTACATTTGACGAGCTTATTAACACAAGCGATAATGTGATTGTATCCTCTGCGTGTTTAGGTGGTATTTTTGCCTCGAATGACCCTGCACTAAAATTTGCGTTCTTGCAATTCTATGTAGCGAACAGGGAGAGATGTTTCTTAGAGATAGCACAACATCCAAGTCCGCAACAAGTAGAATATAACAAAGTTCTTTATGATTTGTCTAAGAAATACAACCTACAACTTATCGTAGGAACAGATACACATGCACTCAATGAAGAACACGCAGACGCAAGATTGCTTCTCCAACGCTCTAAAAAAGTGTTCTTTGATAATGAAGGCGAATTTGATATGGTGTGGCGAACATACGATGAACTTGTGCAAATGTTTAATAAACAAGGGGTAATACCATACGAGGTAATATTACAAGCCTTAGAAAATACAAACAAGGTTGCGGATATGGTTGAGCCGTTCGAGCTTGATAGAGGTTTCAAGTATCCTAGGCTTTACAAAGAATCTGACAAGGTTTTGCTTGAAAAAATTAACGAAGGGTGGAAATGGAGAAATATTGACTCTAAGCCAAACTCACAAAAGTACAAAGACGAGATTGAATATGAACTCAAAGCTATTCGCCATAACAAATCCCAAGACTTTTTCTTACTAGAGGAAATGTATAAGAGTGAGTTGCGAAAACGAGGAGTTGGGTACGGATATTCAAGAGGTAGTTGCTCTGGCTCGTTGATTTGTTATTTGCTTGGAATTACTCATGTAGACCCCGTTGAATGGCATCTTAATTTTGATAGATTTATGAACTTGGAAAGAATTTCACTTGCTGACATCGACACAGATTGGTTTGATACCGATAGAGATAAGGTTAGAGATTTACTTTATGCAAAACAAGGGTTATATTGTTCAGAAATTATTACGTTCAATACCGTAGCCCTAAAAGGTGCGTTTAAAGATGTGGCTAGAGCCTTCGATATGACGCCACAAGAAGCTAATGAAATTACAAGTGATATTGAAGTAAACGAGGAAAAATATCGTAAACAATATCCCGATATTTTTAGATATGTTGACCTTATACAAGGCACAATCGTATCAATCGGTACACACCCAAGTGCTTGTATTGTATCACCAATTCCACTCGATGATAATGTTGGGTTATGTTCTGTGGCTAATAATAGTAGACCTGTATCACAACTCAACATGAAAGAAATTGACTCATTAAACTATGTTAAACTGGATATCCTTGGGCTTGATTGTGTGGGTCTAATCAATCAAACGTGTGATTTGCTTGGGGTTGATAGATTACTACCAGAGAACATCGACTTTAACGATAAAAAAGTATGGGATAGCATTAGAGAGGATACAACTTGCATATTCCAATGGGAGAGCGATTCGGCTCGATCGTATCTTAAACAACTATTCTCCGATGAAACAGTTGAAAAAATTAAAAAATTCAATCCGAATTTCTCATATCTTGATTTAATGTCAGTAGGTAATGGAGCAATCCGACCGGCAGGATCAAGTTATCGTGACGAGTTGGCACAGGGAATATATAGAGATAATGGGCATGAAGCATTGAATAAATTACTTGCGCCTACATTGGGGTACTTGGTATATCAATGCCAAATTATTAACTTCTTGCATCAATTTTGTGGATATACGATGGGTATGGCTGATGTAGTCAGACGCAGTTTCTCGAAAAAATTGGGGACAGAGCAACACATTCCTCAAATCAAAGAAGGTTTTATAAAGACAATGTTTGAGAAATATGGCGTAGACAAAAAAGAATCTGAGCGTCTTATCGTGAACTTTATCCAAGTTATCGAGGACGCAAGTGCTTACCTATTTTCCGAAAATCACGCATTACCGTATTCTATGATTGGCTACGCGGTTGGTTGGTTAAGGTATTACTATCCATTGGAGTTTTTAACTGTTGCTTTTAATATATATCAAACAGATAAGGTTAAGAGCCAAGCTATCACAAATTATGCCATTAAACAAGGGTTTAATATTTTACCACCTGTGTTTGGCAAGTCAAAAGGTTCGTTTTGGATGGATAAAAGCACAAATTCCATCTATAAAGGCATCGGCTCAATCAAGGATATGAATAACACTATTGGCGATAATCTGTACGAATACGCGCAAAACGAATCGCCAAGAGATTTCTTTGATATTTTATTCAATGTAAAAGAACTTGAAATAAACAAAACGCAATTAACCAAACTTATCCGTATAGGATATTTCAAACAATTCGGTACAATTAACGAGCTTTTAATCGCTAAAGAAATCTATTCAACCTATGGCACAAAGAAAACGCTCAAGAAGCCATGCGAGTTCGATGTTGATGGGTGTTTTGGTAAGGAGACAGAAAAACAATACTCGCAGCTTGACAACTTAGCCCTTTGTCGTAAAATATTCGCTCAACATACTATCCCACCAGATAGCGAATACACACTTATCCAAAACCAAATCGAAATTATGGGTTACACAATGCTCACAATACCAAGCGCACCAATGAATTATTTTGCCCTACAAGGTGTTGAAGTAAACAAGTATGGCACACCATTCGTTAAACTTTATAGGCTCTACGATGGTGGTGTGATTGAGTGCAAGATGGATAAGAAATACTTTGAAGAGCATCCGTTTAATAAGGACAATAGCGGCAAGTTTATGGCAGGACAAATTATGAAGTGTGCCTTTAAGAACAAAGAGAAACGTAAAAAGGTTGATGGTAATTGGGTGCTTAGTGGCGAGTTTGAGTATGTACTTAGTGCTTATGTAGATGTGGAGGAAGAATGATGGAATTAAATAAAATTTACAATGGAAACTGTTTCGATTTATTTGAACAATTAGAAGATAAAAGCATTGATGTTGTTTTTACTTCGCCCCCTTATAATAGAAAAAGAAATGATAAATACACTTTTTACAATGATACTTTAGTTGATTATTATTCCTTTTTAATGTACTTTATCGAAGAAAGTCGCAGGGTTGCAAAAGATAAGGTAATAGTAAATATTCAAACCAACTACTATAATCAATCAGAAGTATATCACATTATAGGCACTTACGCAGACATGATTAAGCAAATTATCATTTGGGAAAAAACTAATCCTATGCCGGCAAGTGGTTATAATATTACAAATGCGTATGAGATGTTTTTAGTAATAGGCGATAAGCCTCTTAAATCTAATACTACTTATACAAAAAATGTTATTTCAACATCGGTTAATTCTTCTATGCCAAAAGAACACAAAGCGGTAATGAAGCAAGAAGTGTCTGATTGGTTTATTGAGAAGTTTACAAGCGAAGGTAATGTTATATTAGACCCATTTATGGGAATTGGAACAACTGCTATATCTTGCAAAAAAATGAATAGAAAATATATCGGCTTCGAAATGATTAAAGAATATTGCGAGATGGCTGAAAAAAGAATAGAAAATACTTGACACCACCACAAACCTATGCTATACTACCCATATAAGGAGGTAGAATATGAAAACAAAAATTCATTGTAAGGTCGTTCGCAACGTCTTTACAAATAACGATGGTACATTCTCAATTTATGGGTGTGTGCCATCAAAAAACGATTTAGATAAAATCCACCTCAACAAGTATGGAAACTTCACACTTAAAGGGAATTTGAGCCTGCTTGAAGTTGGAGAGGACTATACTATCGAGGTAGAAGAAAAAAGTGGCTCATACGGATATGAGTATTGGCTAATAGGATTTCCAGAGATAGAGGATTTTGACGTATCTGACGTTAAAGAAATCACCGATGAACAAGAAGCAGAAATGCTCAAATCTTTTATGACTCTTAGCCAAGCAAAATACGTTCACGAAGCCTATCCGAACTTTATTCGCTTGGTGCTTATGGGTGAACAAGATAAGATTGACTACAAAAATATTCATAATGTAGCCGAAATTCGACTCAAAGGATATATTAACAAAGTCAATGAGAGATTTAAGTATTATAAACTTCATCTTGATAATCCACAATATGAATTATCCGTAGGTGATTGCGGGACGCTTTGTTCAACATATTCGACTATACAAGAGTCAAATTTGGCACTTGCGACCAAGCCTTACGAGGTGCTTATTGATGTACTTGGCAGAGGCTTTCAAGAAGCAGACAGAATGATATGTGAGTACGATAAGAAGTGGGAAGATTCCGAAGCAAGGTGCTTATACTTGACTTGTTACTTACTTGAATGCAATGAGGAAGATGGCAACACAAGAATCAATGGAGCGCAAATCGCTAATGTAATCAATCAATACAATCCGCAACTTAACAAGCACATAGTTGAGCTAGTACAAAAAAGCGATAAGGTTTACTATGATAAACAAACTAAGGACTTATCGTTAATGAAAACATACATTAGCGAGTGCAACATAGCTCAAACGATAAAGCAAAAGACTAAGAAACCACAGGTGTGGAACATTGATATTGAAAAGTATCGAGTAAATGATAATATCACTCTTACCGATGAACAAATGGGTATTTTAGAGCTTGTTTGTAATTATGATTTTGCAATGCTTATGGGGAATAGCGGAAGCGGGAAATCAAGTTCTGTCAAAGCCCTTATCTCGCTCCTTGAGGACAATAACAAGTCTTACACACTCCTTGCACCAAGCGGAATTGCATCTAAAAGGCTTCGTGAAACAACAGGTCGCGAAGCAAGCACAATTCATAGACGTATCATGTCAAGCAACGATATTGAGAGCGATGTTGTAGTTATTGATGAGGTGTCTATGGTCGATGTTCATTTGTTCTCGACTTTACTTAATCAAATTGCAAGCTATGCAAAGATTATCCTAGTGTTCGATTCCGCTCAACTTGCCTCAATTCAATGTGGCAACCTAGTGCAAGATATGATGGATTCACACGTTGTTCCATGTGCTGAACTCACTAAAGTTTTCCGCTATGGGATCGGTGGAATTGCAACCGTTGGGGCAGATGCTAGGAGCGGAAGAGAATACTTAACAAGCGATGGTGAACTTAATTGTGAAAACGCCGAGAATATTAAAGACTATGAGTTCATAGAGGTTAATGATGAGCCGCTTGAACAAGTTATGAATGCATATGCAAAGTTAAGAGAAAAGTACGATGTAAAAGATATTCTTGTGCTTACACCATATAACAAGGGCAATTTTGGTACTTACGCAATCAACCAAGCAATTCAAGAAAAATACAATCCTGCCGACCCTGTTGACGATGTAGTATCAAGAAAACTTCCACCATCACTAGGAGTTCCAATGAAAACCCTTAATTATCATATTGGCGATAAAGTTATTAACAAGAAAAATAACTATCATGCACTAACAGATGAGGGGTTTGAACATTACTTGCAAGAACAAAAATTAAGGCTCAAGATAGATGAATATAAAGTCAAGTTTGGGGCAAATGATGAAGGTGTTTTAGACCTTGAGGATACACTTAGAATGATGGAAGAACAAGAGCCACCCGAAGCCACAATATATAACGGAGACATCGGGTTTATTAAACATGTTGATGACAAAGGTAATGTATGGGTGCAATTTGATGAAGATATGATTGTGTATCGTAAAAGCGACCTTGAAAACTTACTCCTTGCTTATGCCTGCACTAGCCATGCGAGCCAAGGTTGTGAAGCAAAGGGGGTTATTTTCTTGACCCACCCTAGTCAAAAGCGCATGTTGTCAAGGAACTTATGTTACATGTCGCTCACAAGAGCCAAAGAACACTTAATCGAAATTGGTGATATTTCAACTATCAATAATGCACTCAAAGTTAATGAAACAAGGTTGCGTTACACATGGCTTAGAGAGCTTTTGGAGGAAGATAAAGATGTTAAATGATAAGCAAAGAAAGTTCATAGAGGATAACATAAAGCTCGTTTACAAGTTTTGCGCTAGGTACAACATTACTGACGAGGATGATATTAGCGACTTTGTATGCAAGTTTTGTGAGCTTGTAGAAAGTGACGCTTACGATGAAGATAGAGGTAAATTCTCTACCTTCATTTGGGCATCGCTCAACAATTATGCCCACTATCGCTACGAAGGTCAAAATGCCCTTAAACGTAACCTTGCCGATGGTGAAAGATTCGTCTATCTGAACAAAATGATTGCTAATGACAACGAGGGAGAAACAGAAGTGCAAGAATTAGTTCAAACTTATAGCGATTATTTTGACGAAGTGGACTTGAGCATAGCGATTGAAAAAATGCGCAAGGCAGCTAGAGAACGTGACAATAGAAAAAAATGCAAGAGACGTATATCAAACGAAAAAATGCTCGATATTGTCCTCTACTATTACAAACACGAGAACGGTGAAATGAATATTACAGAGGTCGCTCGTGCGCTCCATACTACAAAACAAACCGTATTTAACAATTTGCAAGAATTAAGAAAGTCGGCAAAGAGGTGTTTAGAATGACAAATGAACAATCAAAATTTGCAGAAGAAAATATTCGCCTCATGTATCGCTATTTCAACATGCACAACATTACAAACGAGGACGATAAAGCAGACTTGTTTGAATACTATTGTAAAGTAATTGAATGTTATGATGATAAAAAAGGAAAATTCAGCACCCTGCTCTATTTTTCACTTGACAGATATCGTAGACATATTTATAATTATAAGTATAATAAGTGTAGATTTTCTGATAAGCCGAGTATATCTTTAGACTCGACTTATGATGACGAAAACGATTGGCTACAAGAGCTAGTTTGTGAAAGTGACGTTGACATTGAGTTTGTGGAATTCTTGGATATTTGTAAGCGTGTTTATGATAAACTTGCAACCAAGAAAAATAGTTACAATCGAAAGCTCGAAGATAGAGAACTCTTTACAATGCTCTTGGCAGGTTACACGAGAAAGGAGATTGGCAATATGTATAATATCTCACAACAAGCATTGTCTGTGAGAATTAACAAAATTAAAGCAATTTTTTATAAGGAAATGGAGGAATGTTGATGAGAGTAGAAGAATGGCTTGGCGAAGATAATAAGATCGGGTTAGATATTTGGCACAAAAAGTATCAACATGGTAATGAGACATTCGATGAATGGCTTAATAGAGTAAGTGGGGGTGATAATGACCTAAGAGAGCTTATTAAAAGTAAAAAGTTCTTATTTGGTGGCAGAGTGCTTGCGAATCGAGGTGTGCCGGATAGTGGGAATTTCTATAATTGCTTCTCTGCCGGATATGTAAAAGACGATTATGCAAGCATTATGGACGTATTAAAAGAAGTTGGTATTACATTCAAATATCAAGGCGGTCAAGGAATCTCTATGTCAAAACTTCGTCCGAAAGGCACAAAGATTGGTGATAATTATGAGTCAGATGGTATTGTTCCATTTATTGAAATGTTCAATTCTGTCACTAAAGGAACTTCGCAAGGCGGTGCAAGAAAAGGTGCTTTGATGATTAGCTTAGACATCAATCACAAAGAAGCTGAAACATTTATCAAGCTCAAGACCGATCTTGATGCAGTCACAAAAGCTAATCTCTCTATGGAAATAGACGATGAGTTTATGACTGCTGTGCAAGAGTTCTACTATGATGGGACGATAAAAACATTGCACAAGAGATATAACTACAATGGGCATGTTGTAGAATATGATATTACACCGATTGAGTTGTACAAACTGATGATGGAAGTTGTATGGGACTACGGGGAGCCGGGGTGTATCTTTGTAGACGAATTTAGAAATAACAACTTTTTAGAGTTTGACGATGAGTATCAAATAGAAACTTGCAATCCGTTAGCCAATAAAACTGTGCGGATGTAAAACCTCTTCTGATTGACTTGGACGGTGAAACATACACCTACAGGGCGCAAGCGTAAAGGTAGCGTGAGAGACTAAGCGAAGAGGCTCGAAAGAGATGCGATAGTCCAGACCACAAGTGGAAAGTGTTTGAAACCACTAGCGGTAGGCGGTGAACAACCATTAAAAGCTCGTACAAGTTGCCTGCTTGGCTCATTAAACTTATACGAGTTTGTTGAAAACAAATTTACAAGTGATGCACATTTTAACGGTGAGGAATTTGCAAAAGCTATTAAGGTAGCTTCAAATGCACTTGATAACATCATCGAAGAAAATGCTCCAAGGCTTCCTAAAGAACTGGAGCAATACAAACAAAACGCTTATGATTGGCGTAATATGGGGCTTGGTGTATTCAATTATGCACACATGCTCATGGCTATGGGTCTTAAATATGGTAGTGAAGAAGCATTAGTTTTTACTGATACGCTATTTTACACTATGATGGTAGAAGCCATTATATCAAATGATGAAAGGGGCAAAGAAAAGGGTAATTATCCAAAGTTCAAAGGAGATTTAGTACAAAAGTCCACGATGTTTAGAAACCATGACCCCAAAGAACTTTTACAAAACGGTGCGCTACATGCTAGGAATTGCACATTGTTATCTATCGCGCCCAACGGGAGTATCAGCACGATGGTGGGTGGTTCCGGAGGAGCGGAGCCTGAGTTCGCTTTATCCTACACTCGTAGAACAGACAATTTAGACGAATCCTACAAGATTGAGTCAAACATCGTAAAAGAATACCGCACAATTACAGGTAACACAGGCGAACTCCCCGATTATTTTGTATCAAGTGCAGACATCCATTGGAGAGACAGGGTAAAAACGCAATCTGTCATTCAAAAACATATTGACACAGCAATTAGCTCAACCGTCAACTTACCAAAGGAAACTACTAAAGAAGAAATCGAGGAACTATACTTATATGCTTGGAGTTGTGGGTTAAAAGGAATTACAATCTTTAGAGATGGGTGCAAAAGACTTGGCATTCTCACAACACAAGAAGATGAAGCTACGCAAAGTGAAAAGCCTAAATCAGAACTCACTCGTGGCACTATTCTTTCGGTTTCCGACGACTTGATTGGGGCAAAGAGAAAATTGAACACTGGCTGCGGATCTCTACATTTTGAAGTGTATTTTGACGAAGTTACAGGCGAGCCACTTGAAACCTTTGTAAATGTAGGTTCTAGTGGTGGATGTGAGAAAAACTTACAATTCATTTCTCGACTTATCTCACTTGCCCTTAGAGCAGGTGTATCAATCGAGGATATTATCGACCAATGCAAGTCAATTAAACCTTGTCCTGCATATGTATCTAGGACTAATAAAAAACACGATACAAGTAAGGGATCAAGTTGTCCTAGTGCCATTGGATATGCGTTAGAGGATTTGTATGACAAAATCAAAGAACGATGCTTTGCGGATTTTGATTTAGAAGATTGTTATGTTGAACCATTGACAATCAGCTCACCTGCAATCAAAGAAGCAGATAAGGTTGTAAAAACAGGTGTAGATGGTCAAATGATTATTAAAAACTCTGATTGTATATGTCCTGAATGTGGAGAACCTTTAGTATTTGAGGGTGGTTGTAACCAATGCAAGGCTTGTGGTTTGTATAGTAAGTGCGATTAAGGAGGGCATATGAAAGACGACACAAAACAAATAAATCTAAACATTGGAAGTGTAATACAAATTGTGTTTATAATCCTTAAATTAACCAATTTAATTCATTGGTCTTGGCTTTGGGTATTGTCACCACTTTGGATATCTGCAATTATTACACTACTTGTGTATACTATATCAGCTTGCATTATCAAGGAGAAAAAGAAATATGAGAGTAACGAACATTCAAATTAAAGGTTCGTGGAGCGAGGTCTTAAATGACTCTCGCTTCACCGTATCCAAACCACCACTTGACAAAGAGCCAAGCGAAAAATTCAAAAAGTCCATCATCACATCCGAACATTCGCCAATTCGCGACTTAATTGTGCGTGTAGATTTGGAGGATATTCCAACATGGGTTGCAACACATCTTGTGAGACATAAGTGGGAAAAATTCGTACAAACACAACGTACAGATCGCACGGGTGTGGATAGACATACTTTACCCCAAGACGCTCCTGTATCTATGCGTTGTGAACTTAACGCTCAACACCTTATCGACACAAGTAGAAAACGTCTTTGCTACCAAGCAAGCAAAGAAACTAGGGAACTTTGGGAAGAATTTAAGTATGAGCTACACAAGGTTGAGCCAATTCTTGCCGATATGATGGTTCCAAATTGTGTTTATCGGTGCGGTTGCCCAGAGTTAAGTTGTTGTGGAATGGTAGAAAAGTGGTTACCGTTTACTAAAATTGACTTGACAAATATTCAAGAACGGTATAAAATGTATAATGAGTGGTTATATTATAAATGGGAAATGAAGAAGGGAGAGTAAATGGGAACATATATGGATAACGCAGAGTTATTACAGGATTACCTTGAATCTACCCAAATTGGAAAGGAGAATAAAATGCCAACAACATATGAATATGATACGCAAAGATATAAATGCTATGCGATGAACGAAGATGGTCGTTATGGTGGAGAGTTAATTAAGTTTAATATGTTCACCACAGAACAAACATTAGGTTGTCTATTAGGTGAAAATCCAAAAGTCTACATTGCCAAAGTCCTCTATAACAATCCTGCCACAATCGTATTTTGGAGCGATGGAACACAAACTCGTAATGTATGCCCAAAAGACACCCTCTACAACCCAGACACAGGACTTGCGTTTTGCGTCCTTAAAAAGTTCATGGGTGGCAATGAGATGGCTAAGCTGTTCAATGATTGGGAACTCAAAGACTATCGTAGAGATAAAGGTAATTGGGTTGAGCTAAAAGATGTAAGAAAAGCGCATAAAAAAGAAAATAATGCTTGACTCCTTGCAACGTTTATTGTATAATATTCGTGACAAAAGAAAAGGAGGTAGAGCATGAGTTACGCACACAACAAAAGAAAAAAAAATCGTGCAAAATTTGAGGACTTGATGTGTAATACATTTGATGAATTTTGCACCAAGCGAAATCGTCCTGCACCAATGTTACTCACAAAAGAACAATACGACCAAGAGATGTATTTGTGGCTCAACTACAAGAAATACTATAAGATGGAAATGACGATGCAAGAGAGAGCATGGGCATCTAATCATGCAAAGGAGGCTTATAGTGCGTTGGAATAGGCTTATCACAGAAATAAAAGAGGGGAAGAGAAAAGTTGTCGATGATAATATTCTTGTTCTCCTTGTGGGCAAAAGTGGGGCAGGAAAGACAACCCTAGAGAATAGACTTGTTAAAAACTTTGGCTTTCGTGGCACAAAATCCTACACCACAAGACCAAGACGATTTGATGGTGAAGATAACCATATCTTTATTAGCGAAGAAGAGTTCAATGCTCTTGAAAATAAGGTTGCCTATACCGAGTTCAATGGTTATAAGTATTGTGCCACAAAAGAACAACTCGATAATGCAAGTGTCTATGTAGTTGACCCAGATGGGGTGGAAACTCTTATGAAAAACTACGATAGGAACTTTTTCATCGTGTTTCTTGACGTTAATAGGCAATTATGCGAAAAACGTATGAAAGAGCGTGGCGACGATTCTAGCGCAATTAAAACAAGGTTAGATAATGACGAAAAAATCTTTGAAACATTCAAAGCAAAAGCAGATGTGGTTATTGACGCAAGTTGTGGCATAGATAGAATGGTTGGTGATTTCTTAGTGTACTATATTATGATGCGTCTTGAAAGCGAGGTGGTAGAGTGGGAACGTTTGAACCGAAAATTACCGTAAAAGGAGACTTTCATGGGTGTTAAAATAAATATGCTAAATCAACGTTTTGGTAGGTTGGTTGTTATTGATGAAGCACCAAATTATCGAACCCAAGCTATGTGGAAATGTAAATGCGATTGTGGCAATATAGTAATTTGTAGAGGATCACACTTGAGAGAGGGTGTTACAAATTCTTGTGGATGCTTGTTGCGAAAAAAATTAAAAGAGATATCAAAAAAATTTAATACTTATAATTTAGAACAAGAATATGGTATTGGGTATACTTTAAAAAATGAAATTTTTTACTTTGACAAAGAAGATTACGAAAAAATTAAAAGATATTGTTGGTATAAAAATAGGGCAGGATATTTAATCGCTCGTAATGAAAATGGTAAACAAATTAGAATGCACAGATTGATTATGGATTGTTTAGATTCTAATTTAGTTGTAGACCATATAAATCGAATTACATACGATAATAGAAAGTCTAATTTAAGGTTATGCACACAGGCTTTAAATACTGCTAATTCTAAAAAACCAAAAAATTCGACAAATACCTATATTGGAGTTACATTTAATAAAGATTTAAAAAAATGGAGCGCCAAGATAATGGTTAATAGAAAGCCAATCAATCTAGGTTATTTTAACACTGAACAAGAAGCCTTAATGGCAAGATTAAAAGGAGAAAAATTATATTGGGGCGATTACGCTCCACAAAGATACTTGTTTTATTTATTAGAGGAGGGCATATGAACTCACAAATTACAATAATGGTAGATATTGACGATGTTCTATTACCGCTCGTTGAGCATTGGATAGACATGTATAAACATCATCGTGCCATGAGTTTTAAGTGGTGTATTTTAGACGATGCACACGATGAGGCTCTTAGCCCTTCCATGGTTACATCATGGGATATTGAGTCTTGTCTTGAGCCAACAGATAAAAAGCTCTTTTGGTCGGTGCTTGATACTAAAGAATTTTGGGATACAATCACAGCAAATCTCGAAACGATCTATGCACTAAAAACCATCAACGACAACCCAAACATCGACCTTATCATTTGCACCGATACTTACTATAAGTCAGCGACTGCAAAACTCACACGATTTTTCGAGTTATTCCCATTCATTGAGCCACGACAAGTTATCTGTATGAAAGAAAAATGGAGGCTCGATGCAGATATTGTAATTGATGACAAGCCCGAAACACTTGAAAAATTTATGTTAAAGCAAAACCCACCTGTTGCAATTATGAAAATAAACAAACCTTGGAACGAAACGACAATTTGTGACTATTCATTCAATGAGTTTAACGATGGGATTGCTAGATTTTGTGAAGATGCCGCTCAATCATACGTTGATGTAATGAAAGAAATTAGATTAGAAGGAGGAGATTCTTATGAGAGATGTTACTACAATTAAATTTGCTAAACTTATCGATAGTGCCACTATCCCAAGCGGCAGAGATGAGGACTTAGGTATTGACTTTTACAGTTATGACAAGAGAATGTTGACTGTTACGTTAAAGCCACATATTGTGTACCAATTACCAACTGGTATTGTTATGGCTATGGACGAGGGCTATGGCATGATTCTCAAAGAACGCAGTTCGCTTGGCTCAAAGGGTATTGCCCTAAGAGCAGGAGTCATTGATAGTGGGTATCGTGGTGAAGTCATTATTTGTTTAGAGAACACGACCGACAACGATATCAACATTGACCTTACTAAAGCAATCGCACAAGGGGTACTTATCCCGAACCCTAAAAAAGTAATTGAGGAATACAAGATTGAAGAAATCAATGCTATTGGCAGTGAACGTGGCGTAAGTGGATTTGGGAGTACGAACTAATGGGATTTATTAAAACTCCTGGCAAATTACCACCAGACGACGATGTGCGTATTAGCCACACACCTTCAAGCAAAACAACAAGTATTACAACTGTTAATAACAATGCAGTTCTATGTAGAACGTGTTGTTTATGCAAGCATGATGTTGCGATATTTGCTTATTCATCAGAAGACAGTCCATATTGCCCCGATTGTGAAAAAGCACTAAGCGAAATGATTACATGGTGGAATAGTACCGCTAGAAAGTGGTATAAAGGGCAAAAAACAGAAATAGGGTCTAAAGAAAGTATAATGGGAAATGCAGAAACCGTAAGACCACTAATTAAATACTAATAAAATCCGAAAAAAGACAGAGTTAATTCTCTGTCTTTTGTTATTTTATATATCACAACTTATTGAATTTTCACGAGGTCAACTTTAACTTCTTGCGTTTTATCATTCATAATTGTTTGGCTTTTGCTAGTATATCCGTCCGCTTCGACTGTTATACTATATTTTTCATCGAGCATAGGAAGGCAATATTTAATATAATCTTCTCCTGTCGCAATCGGGTCAACAGCAGTCGAGTTCTTGTCGAGAACTTGTACTGTCGCTTCTTTTGGCGTAAATTTGACGGTTAAAATATAACCATTGTTAAATGTAGTTACATTACCAACTTTCACAAAGAAGTTCCCATCGAGTCCAACGCCACAATTTCCCGCAATCAAGTTGACGTTCTTCCCATTGTTCTTGAGGGTTACACATGGTCTGTATCCGTCAACTTTGACAATCTTAAAAGTTTCTCCGTCCCACATTTGACCGCAACCTGTGACTGCTTTGGTTACATCTACCTCTTGTGCATTTGCAAGGCAAAGAACGCCGTTAATAGTTTTGAGACTTGCATCGAATTTGAAGCCTCCGCAAAATTTAGCCATTTGTTACCTCCTATAAATTCGTGTAATCTACACCATATCTATCAAAAAGTTCTTTAATTTCTTGTCTTTTTACAAGTTGTTTTCTTTGCCCTTTGTTTACACTGTCAAAGAGCGTTTGGAGAGCTGAACCTGTATCGGTCTTAGCTTGTTCAACTCTTTCTTTAAGTAATTGTTTATTCATTAACATTTACCCCCAATTCTGTTAGGGCAGATTTATAATCTTGCTCTGTCGCTTGGTCGGATATTGGTTTTTCACTTGGATATTGTCCAGTGATTGCGTAAAAATCCTCTTTTGTAATATTGCCCCTATCATAAATTTTTTGGAGCCTATCGAGGGTAATTCGTTTACTATTATAAAGCCTTAGAAGGCTATCATTTAAAATTGACATTATAGTACCCCGCTTAATGTATATTTATCGTTTGCATCATCAACAAGTATTTGTGCAATAGGAATTGTTTAAAGTTTAATATTTTATATCCGTCATCCTTCTGTTACTTCCGTCCAACCGTATACTCCCGGCTCCCATACATTGTTATCAACCGTAGATACCCAAGTCTTTCCGTTGTGCTTCACTTTGTCGTTTTTCATGTACGGGTTTGTGCTTTCCGGTTGTACCCAATCCGGTATTTCTGTCGGTGATGGGTTTAACACCTTTGCCCATAGAGAAGGCGAGTCTTTTGGCGTCCATGTGCTTTGGGCGGTGTGCGCTTGCAGGCACTTGTACAATGTGTCTTGATAGCGTACTCTGTCTCCTTTTTTATAGGCTTCCGATTCATTCCATGATGGGTACAGCTCCTGCACTTTCGCCGCGGTTTCGTCGTCGAACGTGCCTGCAATCAGCGCCGTCTTTCCATTCACGAATGCGGTCAACGTTTCGTCCATTC